TTTTGAAAGGTAATTAAATTTCTCTACAATAGTATTTGAAGTTTTGTCAACAATAGCAACGTGAACTTCATCATACTTGATGCCTAAAGCAGAAGCAAAGTTTGAAGTTCCAGGGCGAGGACCAACGGAAGAAGCAGTCAGTCCAGTAGTGCCTAACTTAGAATTTGAGTACCAATCTTTAACAGAGGTAATAGTAACTGGAACACCGTCATCGCTTACCGTATCAGTAGCAGAAACTAGAACATTTGGATTATAAAGAACAACTGCCAATTCTTTTGTTGTGGCATCCCAACTAGCAATAGTAGCTGCTACATTAGCGTTAAGAGCACCAACAGAAATTTGAATCTCTGTTCCCGCCGTTAATGTGATATCAGTAGGAGCAGATGCTAATGTTAAAATTTGATCGGCGCCTCTATCAATAAAATAAACTTCTAAATTATTGCCCCATTTACCAGCATTTCTGGCAATGGCAACTTCATTTACAGTTGTACCTGATTCCCAGGCTACATCATTTTTAATTAAATAACCACCATCTGAGGTAGCATTTAATACAGTAGTGGCAGCACGAACAACTGCTAATCTGCCACCATAGTTTAAAAATTCAGAAGCAACAAACCAATCCTCAGCATTAGAATCAGATGGTTTGCCAAATACTTCAATAAATTGTTTTTGTGAACTGATACTTACAATCTGTTCGATTGGACCTTTAGCAAAGGTCGAAGCAAAACCAGCTGTAATTTGCTGAGCACCAGTAATTACGGCATTGGATAAATCACGCTCCTTAATAATAATACCAGGCGAGACTTGACTTGCCATGTTTTTCTCCTCTTTAAAGAACTCATTTTGATCTACAAATATTTAGTAAAATGCTTTTTTCAAAGGGGGAAACAATACATGAACAACTACCAGTCAGGATATTCCGATTTGTCAAATGCTTTTGTTTGAAGTCTACTTAGAGAAACTCGCTTGACCGTACACTCTTTACATTCATACGAATAGGCAGACGGAAAAGGTTTTTTATTTTTTCTTGTCAAATAAAAATCAGAAAGAAGATCCTTTGTTTTTCCACAGACTCTACATTGTCTCTCGACAAAAATTAAATGATCTAACGAAAACTCATCTCCTATGTCCATTAGTAGTTCCACATATAAGAAACATCTTCTTGAGTATTACCATATTCCCAAAGAGATCCATCAGTTACAAATCCTTCATCACCTTCCAATCCAGTAACAATAAATCCAAAAGGTGACATGTCTTGTTCAATTTGATTTTTTTGTTCTTCGTATATTCTTTGACGAACATCATTGTCCGTCATTTCTCTAAAGTAATCTTGTACTGCCATCCAAGCAAAGATTACTAAACACATTACAAGGTCATCGTGGAATCCCTCATCAGCTTCAAAGGATTGTTTTTTCTGAATAAATGTAGTAAGCTCAGATATAATTTCGTAATCTCTAAACAATAGTTTATCATCTTCAATAATTGCTTTAAGATTAGCACACCCAACTTTTTTAACTGTAATACTCATTTTAACTCCGAGTTGAGTTTTAGTTCCAGAGAATCCTTGCCCAACAATTTGTCCAGCTCTTCCTCTCATTGAACACATAAGAACATTTGGATATTCTAAATCATAGTTAAGAATTGATGCTACTTGATCACCAACATCATTAACTTCACAAAGAACATAAGCATTGTTATATGCTCTCGCTAAATCATTAATTACATTTGGAAAGAGCATTGGTTTTATTTCATTGCTTCTGTATTTTGCTACAATTTTATAAGGAACTGTTGTTATGTCAAATACAACGAAAGCAGAATAATCTCCACCCACTCCCCTTGACACGTCAGCAGTTATAATGTATTCTGATTTTTCTTGTGGCTCTTCATAGATGTCTAATCCTTTATTAGATTTAATTGGAGTATCAAAAACTAACGAACGTAATTTAGAAGCAGAAATTAATGTGTCAACAGATCCTAGGAATTCACACTCAAATTCCTGAGTGAATTGTCTTTCAGAAGTGTTCTTAATTGTTTCTTCTTTCCATCTAGCATCACGCCCAGGAACTTCAGACCAATGAACTTCAGTCCAAATATAATTGTTCCTTTTGTTTTGAGCATCAACCCACAACTTATAGAAGTGGTTCATACCATATGGAGTAGAAATAATAATAACTTTAGTTTTTTGTCCAGATGAAATAGTAGGATATACAGATGAGAAAAAGTCATCTGCAATATGATTTGGAACGAAAGCAAATTCGTCCAGGAAGATGATATTAAATGACATCCCTCGAACAGCAGATGCTGATGTAGATGCCGCCATAATCTTGGAACCATTCTCAAGTTCCATAGAACCCTTGTTCCAAACGATCACACCTTGCTGTAACCATTTAGGAAGATTCTCGTATGCTGTCTGTAATCTTCCTAATAGGTCACGAGCAGTGGATGCTTTGTTGGCAAGAATACCAATGTTGGAACTATCATTAAACAAAGCATAGTGAAGTAGATAAGAAACCACAACAGTAGATTTGCCTGTCTGACGTGGCAACTTAGCAATATTGAATCTATTGTTATGAAATTTATCAACTAATTCTTTTTGGAATTCATACATCCTAAAAGGAATAAGACCTTCATCAACAGAAACAATTTTGACATAATTTAAAGCAAAGTAAACGGGGTCTTCTTTACATTTAATATATTCTTCAATTTGTTCCCTAGTAAAATCAATAGGAACATTTGCTTTTTTTAATAAAGGATTACCAAGATATACACCATCAGCCATAATTTTGTTTATAAACGGACATTAAATTTAAATCTTCCATTCTCTTCTTCCACCCATCACCTTCTGTAGTTCCTTTACATGGATTGATGCAAGTATTATCACCGAATTTATCACAAACCAAAGAAGCTAATGTTGTATCATCTCCTTTTTTGTTAGTTCCACTCCAGTAATGCTGCCCATTAATCCAGTTCGCCCCGCATTTAGGACAGGTTTTAATATTCATAAGACTTACAATAAGACGGCAATTTATTATATAGTATACTTTAGTATCGTGAAGTAGCAATTAAGACATGTTATGTTAGCAATCCCAAGCACGAAGTTTATATTAGTATTGGATTGTTAGTTGTATCATAACGTTGATAGGCAGCAGGAGTTCTGGTAGTATTATCAGAATTTCTTGCTTGATATGTTCCAGGAGTTCTTACAGTATTGTCTGAATTCCTTGGCACATAATCACCATTCCATACATCATATGTCATAGTTGACCAACCTTCAGTTCCAGAATAAAGAGTAACTGAATATGATTCTGGTTGAGCATCAACTGGATTGTTATCCTTATCGTATCTAATGTAAGACATTTTTTATTATTATTTATTCTTCTGAAATTTTCTTGCCCATTTCTTTGAGCATCTTCTGTAGATCAGCTGTAGAACCAAGAAACATAGTATTGTTTACAGTTGTTGGAGCAGAACCTTTTATTGGAGCATCTAGATCTTTCATCTTCTTCTGTAAATCTATAAGCTTATCGGTCATGTCTGAGACCTGCTTCATAGCGTTTACAGCGACTTCATACGCTCTAGGGTGTCCAGACTCCTGAGCAACCTCTAAGGCGCCTTGTACCGCCTCCTGACCTTTCTCTATGAGATCGTATAACTGACCCCTGGTATATTCATAATCTTTTTCTGGGTCTTCTTGCTTCTTAGGAGCAACTGGTGTTATTTCAATATTCTCTGGTTTTACAACATCAATGTCAAATATTTGTTCCATATTTTTTTCAAACTCATTCATAAGATCAATACAATTCTATGCCCTCGTTAAATCCAAAGTCATCGTCAGCAACAACTAACAAATCATCAGCTTGATCAATATCTCCATCTGCATCTTTATCTTGGAGAGCTTTTGGTGTATATGTAAATTTAGCATTTCTCTTATGTTCATTCAGATCTCCGAGTGTCTCGTAAATTATTGCTTTACGAATGATATCAGCCTGGTTAAATGGACCGTAGATATATGATTTTGCTGTAAAATTTAAAGTCCAAACAATTGTTCTTCTTGATAGAAAATCTCCATCCCAATCATCCTCATAATTAATATTATTTAAACAAATTTGAATATCTTTTTTCTCATTCATGTCTGGGATCATGTTAAGAGTGATATTAAAATTTGGTTGAAAAAATGGTAATATTTGCTCTAAAATTTGTAGACCATCATCTTGGTTCTTAGCAATAATACCAAGTTCAAATTCTAAATTATAAGGTACGGGAACATATTGAACCTTTACTTCATTTCCGTTGTCATCTATAATATTTCTATACTTTTGAATCGGACTAGTTTTTCTAGACCCATCATAAGATACGTTAGACAATTCAAAATAAATTCTAGGTAATACGATAGCAACTCTTCTTTTTGAAGTAGTATCTAAATTCTGTTCAATCCTAGTTAGAAATTTTTGTTTAGGACCATAAGCAATAGGAACCTTTTCAACTTCTAGAACATCTCCTGTTTGTGGATCTATCTTTCTAATTTCAATATTATTGAATAGAGTTCCAAAACCAACTACAGTTTTTTTAATTGCTTCGTTATAAAAATGTCGTCCTAACATCAGATACTACCTGTAAAATTACCATATTCACCAAAAGGATTTCTTTCTGCCCAGTCAACTATATCGTCACCAGCATCTTCAAAATCTCTATTCTTATCATAATTGCTATTAGTATTATTTAGAGTATCAAATGATCCTACCTCCCACACAGCTCCGCTATCATCCCCAGTAATGGTGTCTTCGTCAGCAAAATTTCCAGTACGATTAACTAATTGTAATACTCTGGTTGTTGAATCCCATGATTTAACTTTTGCCATAATATTACCAGGGGTGCTAGTTACTAATTCTCCTGGTGTGAAATTTCCAATACCACCAGAACTCATAATTAAACCAATAGCAGAACTAAACAACTGCTCTATTTCATCAATTTCATCAACACCAGTATCAATATTATCACTGCCAATTTCGTAAATTTCTGCTACAATAGTGTAGAAATAAATTTTTCCCAACTGGAAAAAAGGACTAATTCTTTGTACAAATTTTATTTCATATAAAGCTTTAGTCAATGGGACGTAAAGCAAATCACCTTCATTGGGTCTTTCTGGAATTGTTAATGTATGATTATTAGAAGCTTGTTGCCATCTTCTTTGAGACACAGTAAATCTAATTTCATCAGTAATTCTTAATCCAAATTTACTAATGAATTCTGATTGATTTCCAAATCCCTCTACATTTTGTAGAAGCATTTCAATTTGAAATTGATCTTCATATTTTGAATAGATAACATCATCATCCCCCAAAGGACCTTCCTTTAAAATAGTCCTGGGTAGATAGTAGATATCAGAACCAAACAATTTAATCTGTTCGTCTGCTAAATCTTGTAATAGATTTTGTTCCCCTTGGTATCCATCATAATACGTGGGAAAATAAGGACTGGTAGGCATATTATCCGATCATATCGATTGGTGGGAGTGTATACTTAGTAGGCATATCATCTTCTAATTGTTGTATCTCAGCAATAGCATCTTCATACAACTGTCTTCCATTTAAATTTACTCCACCAGGAAGAGTTATGTTATTGTACTTAATTAAATTCTGTCCCCATTGCTTCTTCATTAAAGCAGTAGCATATCTTTTGAGGAAGCTATCGTTATATACTTGAGACCAGTTTTCTGGATCTAAAGCACGATGGCATTCGATTAATAGATAATTGCCTGGTATCAATCTTGATTTATCAATATCAATATATAAACGATCTTGACGTTTGTTAAATCTAAATTGTACTACAGCACCAGTATTAACAACCATGTCAAGCGTTTCAAAATACTGACGAATCATATAATAATTTGGCATGTCAAAATTACCAAAAGCAAACCCAGATGAGAATGAAAAAATATCCATCAAGAAATACTGGTTGCTTAAACCAAACAAATCATTACGAACCCAATTAGAAGAAACGCCAAATACTTTGGTGATACCAATAACATGATCTGGAACTTCTATAAAATTATTTCTATTTTCCCACGTAGCAGAATAAGGATCTAAGGTAGTTTCTGATTCGTCTGAACTGTCAAATCTATTATAATCGTCTTCGGTAATTTCATGCTTTAAGTACATTGTTTCCACGCCATCATAGTGCCACTCTTGATAAAACTGAATAGCTGTATCAATAATATCATCAACTTGATCATTATCTATGTTAATCTGTAACACAGGATAACCAAGTTGACGTTTACAGTAATCAATTAACCCCTGGCGAGTAGATGGTCTTGCCATGTATTTAAATACTCTTTTTTATATTTATACCCTATCAAAAATGAAGGGTCCGCCAGTAGACTTGCCAAAAACTAATCTACCGTCAGCATCATAACCAGTATCTTTTGCTATGTACTGAGAATCATTAAATTTAACCTCACTGTTAATTCTAATTCCTTTTACGATACATTCCCCACAAGGCATGGCAATCCAAAATCCGTTCACATAATTAAATTGATAATTACAATTCAATTCCCAATCCATATTATATGATTGAAATATTACTTCTTTTTCTGTAATATATTCATACTTATGATACTCTTGTCTATAAGGTCTACCCCTAGGATATTGATACTCATACCAATTTTGAGACATCAATTTATTATCGCCCAAATCTTTATACACAATACGGATCATTGCGAATTGTGATGGATAAGAAAACGCTTGTTTTTTATTTAAATATTGCCCTATAATAGATTCAAATTTCATATCACCTCACAATAAAAAACCCCCCGAAGGGGGTGGTTTAATCATTCTACAACTTCAGTTTCGGAAACGGGAGTTTCTTCTGCTGAAACTTCTTCCTTAGGATCTAAAATTTGGAGAGTTTCTAGACCCCCTTGTAGTTTGGTTCTATACTCTCTTGCTTTTGATAGATCTTCTTCAAGTTTGGTAATTTGCTCATTAATATTTTTGAGTTGATTCTCAAAATTTTCTCTAAGAGCGGTAGTGTCAGTAGACATAATAAGTTCCTCTTTAATAATACTGTACGAAGGATATTGTAACATAATTATTTATGGTTTGTCTTTGAGAGATTTAATTTCCTCTTGTAGCATATTTATTTGAATTTGTTGTTCTTTGATTGCCTCAATGAGGACTGATACCATATTAGCATAAGCAACAGTCTTCATGCCATCTTCATTTTCAAATATAACTTCTGGAATAACTTCCTCAACCTCTTGAGCAATTAAACCAATCTGGTGAGTATCAATATCAATTCGATCAAATTCTACACCTCTAAGATTTAGAACTTTATCTAAAGCATTTTCAATTGTTTTGATATTTTTCTTAAGTCTGATATCAGAACTTGCTGTTACTGTACCAGTTACAGTAACATTACCTGCGGAATTGATTTCTAACCTATTTGAAGTAGAACCACCGCCATACAATCTAGTAAGACCACTATTAGTATTACCATAACCAATATACATACCGTCATTGGCGCTGGTGCTATTGTTGTTTCTAATAATACGAGCATTTAAAACAGTGTCAGTATTATTAGGCATACCAGCAGTGGTATTGACTGCTGTGGTAGCATTACCTACGGTTAATGTTGATGGGTTAACCCACGTTGGGGCACTAGCGCCAGTGTTAACAACTAATACCTGACCAGCAGATCCAATGTTTAATTTAACAGTTGTTGAGGCAGCAGATTGATATAAGAGATCGCCAGCAACACCAGCAGTAATATTTGCAGCAGAGGCAACAGAAAGACCAGAAATATTAGACCAAGCAGGCGCCGCTGCTCCACCAATCAGAACCTGTGTATTCTGTCCTGCCGCTAAGAATGCCGTTGCTCCAGGACCGCTTTGGTAATGTATTTGTCCAGCACCACCACCTGATACGTTAGCAGCAGCTCCAACAGTAAGAGTTGATTGGGCAACCCAACCAGGAACAGCAAGGCTTCCACCAGACCTTAATATTTGACCAGCCTCGCCTGTTGGTAATTTAGATGTAGTATTAACGGCAGACTGATACAAAATTTTATTGGTATCGGCGGCGATGCTGGTAATGTTGCCAGCAACAATTGAAGATTGATTAATATAAACTGGTAATTTGGAGGAACTTAGAGCAAGAACTTGTCCAGCAGATGCTGCTGCCACAGGAAGTTTTGCTGTTGCTCCAGTACCAGATTGATATAGAATTTCTCCAGCAGCACCACCACTAATATTACCAGCAGTAATTGTATTTGGATTAATCCAAGCAGGTGGGTTATTTGCTCCTTGAGTTGATAAAATAAATCCAGAATTTGATACTGGCAATTTAGCTGTTGCTCCAGCAGCAGATTGATATAGAACTTCACCAATAGCTCCACCATCCACATTACCAGCAGTGATTGTATTTTGTGCTACCCAAGAAGGAGCCGTAGCACCAGCATTTACTACCAATACCTGGCCAGCAGATCCAATATTTAATTTAACAGTTGTTCCAACGTTAGATTGATATAAGAGATCGCCACGTACACCAGCATGTATGTTACCAGCAGTAATAGAAGATTGGTTGATCCAAAGAGGAGCTGCTCCAGTTCCTTGTGAACTTAATACTTGACCAGCTGTTCCTTGTGAGAACTTGGACGTAACATTTACGGCAGATTGATATAGTAAAGATCCAGTATCACCATCAACGCTAGCAATATTACCAGCAGTAATATTGCTTTGTGCTGTCCAAGAAGGAGCCGTAGCATTGGTATTTACTACCAATACCTGACCAGCAGATCCAATGGTTAACTTAGAAGTTGTTGAGGCAGCAGATTGATATAAGAGATCGCCAGCAACACCAGCATGTATGTTGCCAGCAGTGATTGTATTTTGTGCCACCCATGAAGGATTTTGATTAGTTCCATTAGTCTGGAGTAAAGATCCAGCAGCACCTACAGGTAATTTTGCTGTTGCTCCAACGCCAGATTGATATAATACTTGCCCTCGAACTCCACCATTAATATTACCAGCAGTAATGTTAATTTGTGCTGTCCAAATAGGAGCCGAAGACCCACCTACTACCAATACCTGACCAGAAGTACCAATTCCTAAAACTGTTGTTGTATTTGTTCCTGATTGATAAAGTAGAGATCCAGCAGCACCACCAGCAGAAACGTTAGTAGCACTTGTAGCATTTCCACTTAAAGCTCCATTGAATGTTTTAGCTGTTAATCTTCCTACAGATGGATTAAAGAATAATCCAAGTGAAGAGTCTGAGCTATATTTAATATCTGCTGGGGTTTCTGTAGATGAGAAGAATCCAACCACCAAATTAGTTGATGTAGCAGCATCTGATGTAACAGCAATTTTAGTTGCTGATCCAATATTAATCGCTGATGGTGAGGTCCATTTAGGAGCAGTGGCGTCAGAATTTACTGTAAGAATTTGGTTGGTAGTACCAATATTTAATTTTGCTAGTGTTGGGGTTGTTGCTGAAGCATACAACATATCACCAATAGCATAAGCATTGATTCCTGTACCACCTCTAACAGCAGCTAAAGTACCAGCATTAGCATTGTTGACGTTTGTATAATAACTACCATCCTGATCATCTAGTAAATCAACATTTAAATTTGTTACTTTAGTCGTAGAAGTTACAGATAATGGAGAAGTACCTGTAGGCGCTGGAAGAATTAATTGACCAGATTTATCAAATGAGAATGTACGAAGAGTTGATACAGTTTGATCTGCTGCTTTAGAAGCATCGTCTCCAAATACAAAATCTAGTCTACCACCAGCACCAGCACTTACACCATTGGCATCAGAATGCCTAATTAAGAAACCAAAGTTTGAAGTTTGATATTTAGTGCCATCATTAATGTATAAACCACCAGCAATATGAGATCCAGAAGTTCTGAGAATTGATTTATCTCTAGAGTTCCAATCTCTATCATCTAAGAGATCGGCATCTAAACCAGAACCAGAACCATCATTATTTTCATTCCAAATTCTATAATCATTAGTACCAGAACTGAAGAATATTGAGCTATTATTTTTAGCAAAGAATCTAATTGTTCTGTCGGCATCTACTTGTGCCCATGTTGTTAATGTATCAGCAGCACTTCCATCGCCAATACCAAAGTACAATGAAGTTCCATTATGACCTATTGCCCAAGATTTACCTACTCCAGCATTACCGCCAATACCAATAACAGAGAATCCTCCACCATCTGCTAAATTACCAGCAATAACTTTGTTAGAATAAATATCAGGATCAATAATTGTGTTATCTGCTAATTGAGCAGCGTCATTAATAGTTACGAAACTTGATAATGTTGTAACTCCAGTTACGGTTAATGATCCAGCCGTTGCTGTATTCTCATCAGATCTCATTACCTGAGATTTTGTAATACCTTGTAAGAAGTTGGCATTCAGACCTGAAATATCAGTGTCATTTCCAGAGTGCCAGACAGTATTGCTGTTATAAGTAAATCCATTACCAGTAATATTTAAAGCACCATTACCACTATTAGTAGTACCCCCAGTGACTTGGAATCTTACATCATATTCATTGAATGCTCCGCTTGAATGGAAATCAATGATAGCACCACTAGAAGGAGTGTTGTTGGCAACATTGTTACCATCATTTCTTCCTAAGATTAATCTAGCTCCAGTACCATCATCTTGTAATGTAGAAGAAGTATAGGTGGCAAATGGCGAAAGTCTTAGTGAATTCCATGTTTGTTCAAAACCAGTAAATCCAATTTTTGTAGCAGAACCAATAGAACCACTATCTAATTGAATTGTAAGAATTACGTAATTAAGTTCTGTTTTAACCTCTTCTACAGGGAATTTTTGCTCTATCAGCTTTAATGTTGCTTGACCAACTACTTGGAGAATATCATTGTATAATGAGTAAGTGGTGCCAATTACGAAGTTAAGATCTCCGTTATTTAATCTTCCAGAGAAATAAATTTCATAGTGTGCTTTGTCAATATATCTAACAGTAGTTAATGATTCTAAGAATTTCTTAGAAGACATTATTGGTTGTAATCTGGAATCATTGATGCTGCCACCATCAAGGTTTAGAGCATTTGTATAGAACTTGGCATCTTTTGCTTGTAGTTTATCAGCATCTAATCCAGATCCAAATCCATCATTACCAGAAGTCCATACCTTATACCAAGGTGAGAAAGCGTTTGTTGGATCAGTTGGGATAATGTTTCCTGTACCACGAATGTACATATTTGGAACAACATCATCAAGAGTTGTAGAAGAACTAGCACCACCACCACCTGTACCAACGTTAAGAGTACCATCAGTAAATGCTAACTGTTTTAAACCACCATTACTAGCATCTGTACCAATACCAGATGGTCTAATAGTCAGTAATGTTACACGCTCTCCTTCATCTTCTAAGGTTCTATCAACTAGAGAAGATCTAAAATTAGAAGATATTCTTGCTGCCAAACTTAAACCTGATCCGTAAGCAGAAGGAGCTGGTACAGCGTTGATGGAATCTGTTATAGTTTCTACTCTAGTTGTAGTACCAGATTTGCCAGTAATATCAATTGAATATGTACCAGATAATCTATCTGGTCTTAGAGTGCCAGATTCTAAGTTTGAAGCATCAAGATAGAATACACCTTGCTTACCATCAAGTAAGTCAGAATCTAATCCTGATTCTGGACCAGTTTTTAAAGTAACTGCTCCATCAGGACCATATGTATATTGTGATTTCTGGAATCTAGCAACACCAACTGTACCAAAAGGATCTAATGATGTTGTTTGATTTGTAACTCTCTTGACATCCATTTCGATGCTAGAGAAGTATGTTTGCTGAGTTGAAGCAAGAACAGTAAGTTTAGCGCCAGTTCCTAATCCTAAAGCACCTGGAATGGGATCGATATCAAAATCTTCTGTATATCCATTACCACCATCAGTTATAAGGGCATTAGTAATTAAACCATTTTGAACAGTAAATGTTGCTTTAGCACCAGAACCTGTATTTGAACCGAATAGTTCTACGTTATTGAACGTACCAGTTGAGAATGGAACTCCAAACTGAACTTCTTTGTTTACTATATTAGCAGTATTATTTGCTGATAAAGTAATTGTTCCCGAAGTTCCACTATCAAGCTGAATGCTGGTGATAATAGCATTGGTAGCAACTCCCTCAGCAGTTACCTTTTGCCCAATAACAGCTTTGGTAACGTCAACTACGCTAATTGTATTTTCTCCTACATTACCATTGGTAATAGTTGAAGTGTAATAGTTACCTGGACTTTCTATAAAGATGCCAGCAGCATATGCTCCTTTGGTAAAGTTAGAATCAAATTGTAATGCAGTTTCTGTTCTTATAATGGTAAATACTGTACCAACAGGGACATCATTAATTAGCGTAGAACTTAATACAACTCTAGTATTACCACCAACAGTTAATATTTCAAGAACAATTGTATCTGCTGACACACCATTACCAATAACTCTCTGTCCAGTTTGTATTAAACTCGTTAATGGAATAGTGATGTAGTTTACTGGCGGGATTAAAGGATCACCACTTCCAGGTGAGAATAGAACAGTTTTTACTAAGAATTTAGATTCTGGTAATTTAACACCTTGTACAACTGGTTTAAATGATTGATCGCCCCTTAAGAATGTAAACGAGTTTGCTGAACCAGTATTAGGTAATGCTAATCTAGAAGTAGAAATAGTACCAGTAGTAATAGAAGCAGCATCAATAGAAGCTGATGTCAGTGGAACCCAGTTAAATTCATTTGATCCTGATGTATTAACAACTCTAGATATGTTTACTGTGACAGGAGTAGCATTATGACTATTAATATTGTCAACATCAGTAAATTTAACAGAATTTTCAATATTAATAGAAACTCTACTTTCAACAAAAGATGTTAATTGAGCTCTTTCCCCGACGTAAACATAGAAACATGTACCACCATCTGCTGGTTGAGGAATGCCAGATTGACCAGAGAAAGCAGATGTTCCTGAAGTTCCCTCTGTTGTTACTTTATAAAGATTTGTTCCAACAAAAATTAAATCATCGACAAGATATGTTTGATTTGCTGACCAAGCAACTTCTCCTATAGAAATAGATACAGTTGGTGTGGTATCATATCCACTTCCTTTATTGGTAATTTCAACTGCCGAAATTCTACTACCAACAACAACAGGAGTTGCTGTTGCTTGAACACCATCACCTTGATTCGGAGCAGAGATAACTACAGATGGAGTTTCATTTAAATAAACATTACCACCGCCAGAAACTGAAATTGAGAATACAGTACCATATAAAGTACTAGTTACTGAACCAATAGCACCTGTTGCCGAACCAATAACTAATGATCCAGTTGTAAATGTTGTGGATATATTTGGAGGATAAGCTAAAAATTGAGTATCTACATCATTATTTAAAATATATGAAACTGTACCAGTAGCGATTTGAACTTCTGTATTGCCAGATCCAGCGTCAGTAATTGTTATAGGAATTTCGTCAATAACATTTTCTGGAGATGCTGCTAACTGAACAAAATTATTTGGAAGAACAATAAGATAATAAGACTCTCCAGCAACTATAGGACCATCAGTTGTTTGAATTGGGTTAACTGGACTTGATACAATTGAAAGAATTTGACCGCTAGAGAATCCAGTTTTAGGAGTAAAGATTTTATTATTTGCTACATCAACATCAGAAGCACTGATAGTATCATTCAATCTTGTAACTTGTACAGCAATATCACCAGAATTTAATCCTTCTAAAGCAAGTCTTTGGGAAGTGTTTTCTACTGTATAAACTTTAAATGGTCTGATAGGTGGAATTTGATCTAGATTAATCTTACCATCATTTCCTAGTTCTACAAGAGCATTTGGAACTGGATTTGTTGAATATGGTTTACCAAAATATGGACCTAGGTTATTAGTTACAAAGTCTCTAACAGCTTTCTGTGTTGGTAGTTTTTGGTTTGTAGCAGCAGCACCACCTAATGTTGGCGAAGCATCAAATCCAGTAACAACAAGATCACCACCACGAATACGTAAGAATTCAATTTCCGAGATAGATACTTGACCAGTAAAGTAAATGTTACCAGTTCTGTTTTCCATCTTCACGGTACGACCTACCTTGAAGTCACCTGCCTCATCAGTACCAGAAGCATATACTCTACCGTAACTTTGTGATACTTGCTCGTTATCTTCAATCTTCTGTCCACCATTTTCTGGTAGAGCATAGTAATTAATACCAGAACCAATATATTCAAACGAATGACCAGAAGAGTTAATGATAGATGGTCTGAATAATCTAATTGTTTTATTAATTAATTCTGAAGTGTTGAGATTGACTATCTGACCAGATTCTTTATTTTTTATTAAAAGAGCATCATTTAACTCAATTCTAGAACTAACTTCTCCAGTTCCACCAACTGTTGTTTGAGATACTACAGTTATAAAAAATTCAATGTCTGATACGACATTTTCATATCCATCAATTTTAACAACAAAGTTTTCTTGTGGTCTTCTTCCTAATCCATCTACACGGAATATTGTTTTACCAGCGCCCGTAACACCAATTTCGCTAATGGTAGCAATATCAAATACATATGGTTCTTCTCTATATCCAGTAGCACGTAGAGCATATGTACCAAAGTTTGAAGCAGAGTTGGTAACAGAAGCATATCCACCAGATTCGGCAAGAATACCATCTTGGCAGAAGATACAGAATACAGATACCAACTGAGTGTAACCATCATTCTTAACTAAGTATCCAGTGCCTCCCTGTGAAATAATAGTGAAGGCGTTAGCAACCATCGATTTACCTTGTGGGGCAAGCTTTGATGATCCATCTTCTTTCAAACCTGGACGAGGAACGTTAATTTGTTTAATCTTAGAACCATCAACTTCACAACCACCACCACCTAAGAATGAAATAATCGAACAGTTTTGAATATATGGAGAAGTTTCAATAATGTCATTGGCATTAATCATTCTACCACGAATTACTGGTCTGTTACCAGCATCAATCATTGTACCAGAACCTTGTACAATTGTTGGGTTGTAAAGAGTTCCTCGATTTCTAACAACTAAAGCAACGTTATCATTAGTAGCCTCTGGTAAATCTCCACCATTTAGCACAGCATCTAAGATGGCAAATAGATTAATTAATGTAGTAATAATATTGGCACATTCTGGATAGGATGTGTCTTCTGTAATGAATTCATCCGTAGACGCTCTTTGTAAACCTTGGAAATAATCACCAGCAAAAATACCAGGGAAGTTTGCTGGGAAGTATTTACGAGGATTGTATTGAGTGCCATAAGTAGCTGCTGGTAATGGAGCTCCAGATTGAGCTAAAGTACTATCAAGAATACTCCATAAAGTTTCTATGGTGCTTTGTACTGAAGCACATGACGTTGGATCTGTATTGTCATTAGTAAGAGGATCTGGGAGAATAGATAAATCAGTAAATGGATCTTCGTCTGTATATTCTCCTGGATCAGGTAAATTATTTGTAACTGCTAATTTAACTAGATTTTTAGCGTACTCATAAGCATATCTACTCTTTTGTAGTTCATCCTGAATAAAAGTAACAGCGCCAGTATTTGTTAAATAAGATTGAGTTGCTTGAATTGTAGCAGAGTTGCCTCCAGTAATTAAATCTTTAATCCAAGCGGTCATAATTAATTGAGTGTCTCTCAAACATTTTGCTTCATTTGGAATTGTTACAAGAGGATACTCCTCGTTAGCAGCACCTACTGCTTCCTCAGCGATATATTTAAAGTTTCTAGCAATAAGTCTAGCAGCATCAATTTTAGTTCCTCCAGAATCATTTGTGATGATGTCAACAAACTGCTGGAATAAAGATTCTATTGATGCTTCCACGAAAGCACACTGTGGATATCCAGCAGGATCTGGTAATATATCATTGTTTACGACATAATCTGCTGTGGCAAATTGTTTAGTATACGTTGTAGTAGCACTAGTCTTCCAATTTCTCATAGCAAGGACTGCTAGATCTTTTACCTTTTCAAAAGTTTCTATACTTTGAACTAGTTGATTACCAATATAGTCAAGGTGACCAGAAGCATTTCTATATAATTCGGCAGCTTTAATAGTTTCTGAGTTGCCGCCATATCTTAAATCAAAAATGAGAGCATCTAATACATAACCAATATCTCTTTGGCATGTAGCATTATCATACTGAGAAACAAGATTAGCTAATGAAGTTGAAGGATTAAGTGTGGTTAGATATGGATAGATATTTTCAATGTATCCAACTGCTTCCTGCTTAATAAATGTCTTATTAGCAGTGATGTTATTAGCAGCATCAAACCATGGAGCACCTACTTCACTAAATGAGAAGAATAGTTTTGCTGTTGTTGTTGAAGCATTTGCTGGGAAAGCAGCAGCTGTCAATGACTTAGAGTTACCTAAAGTTATTGTATTGCTTCCTCTATTAATTCCAATTACATAAGCATATGAATCTGGGGTAAGATCAGTGTATCTAAACTCATTAGCAGATACTCTCATTCCAAGAACAACGCCATTTGTGTTAGGAACTGTTACTACATTATTTCCGCTTACTGTCGTACAGTCTCTAATTTCAAAATTCCAATTTCTTGTGGCAGCAATTGCCATATGCTTGGCATAATCGTAAATGTGTAAAGTCTTACCTAATTGATCGCCAACAAAACCTACATCTAAAGTTGCTCCAGTTAAATAAGAATCTGCTGAACGAACAATACCAACAGTACCACCAAGAATTATATCACGTTGTACGGAGCGAAGGATAATTCTTAAATCTCTCTTACATTTAGTAATGTTTGGAATTGAAACACCAGGGAAAGAAACTTCTCCTGATGCTAATGCTTCGTTAATAATAAAGTTTTCATTAATAGCAATTTGATTAGCTGTATCTAGATTTGAATTTTCAGCATCACCAGTTAAAATATTAATGATTAAATCAAATCTATTTGTAATAGCAGTGGCAACATTCTGGCAATAAGGAGTTTCAGTATCAATAATTAAGAACTCATCTCTTACATAATCAAGATCTGTATACTCCTTCTGATAATATTGTTTTCCTGGGAATTCAATCCAATTTCTCATAGCAAGGATACATAGATCTCTTGCTTTTCTGAAAGCGGCAACAGATTGAATTAGTTGATTATCGATTAATTTGATGTTACCGTTTTGCTCCTTGTATAAATTGGCATAGTTAATACTATTTGCGTTGCTATCATTTAAAGTTATATCATTAATGACAGCATCAATAAGAAGCTTAATATCTCTCTTACACTTAATTTCGTTAAATGAATATGTTCCTCTATTTACAGTTATTCCAGATAAAGAATCTAAATCACCATCATTAATAGTTGTAGTAATAATAGAAACTAAAGTAGTAATTCCTGAAGCAACATCAGAGCAGACAAATTTATCAAAGTTTGTTAATCTTTCTGGATCAGCAGTAATTGATAAATCACGATAGTTCAATTGGTTTCTTATGGCAAGAATCATGAGATCTCTTGCTTTATTAAAAGCAAAAATAGATGCTGCTTCTTCATCAACCAGACCATTTGAAATTGGTTGCCCTTCTTGGAAATAAGATCTAGCAGCAGTTACTGATCTCCAGTTACTACCGTCAGCAACGTCTTTTGCTACAGCATCAACAATGATACCAATGTCTCTACGACATTTTGTTTCACCAATTCCAAACACTCCTTGTGTTTCTGGGAAAGCATCTAATCCAGTTAAAGATCCAGCAGTAATGACATCAGTAATAATCTTACTTAACGATGCGATTCCTGCTTGAACATCAACACATGCTGCAGCAGTTCCTGAAGGCAGATTTGGGATATTGCCACCACTTCCGTTATATTGGGCTGGTCCTGCAGTAATAGTTAAATCCTTAATTGTTAATTGATTAGTTACTGCTTTCCTCATCATATCACGAGCCATGTTGAATGCTGTGATAGATTGAGTTTCTTCGTTTACTAATCCATTTGAAAGAGGACTTGAAACATTTGTGAAATATTGATTTACAAATTCTCTTGAATATTTGTTACCTTTAGTAAATACATCTAAAGAAACTGCTTCTACAAACTTCTTAACATCACGCTTACACTTAATTTCTCCAACTAAAACATCGTAAGTAGCAGCAGCAAGGAAAGAACTTTTGGTTGTTCCTAAGTTTCCAGCAGTAATTCTGGTTGTTACAAGTGTCGTTAGAGTTGTAATTGCTGTTTGAACATCAGCACACGAAGAAGGATTGGCATTGCTTCCTGTTACAGGATCTGCTGTAATTGTGAGGTCTTTGTAATAAAGTTGATTGGTGATCGCTTGATTAATTACATCTCTTGCTTTGTTAAAAGCAACTACAGATTGTGCTTCCTCATTTTGTAATCCATTACTAATCCAAGAAGAACCATCGGGAGTGAAATAACGTGATAAGAATGTTCTCGTATTGAAATCGGTTAATTGACGTAAATCAGCTTCAATAGCAATAACAAATTGCCCAATATCTCTCTTACACTTTGTTTCTCCCTTGAGTGTAACTGGTTCTACTTCTGCTGGAAGACCAGTTAAATTACCTGCGGTAATTCTTGCTGTAATCAATGAAGATAAAGTATCAATAGTAGATCTTACGTTAGTACAGGAGTTAGGATTTGTATTTGATACAGCTCCAGATCCAGGTGCTGGGTCTGGAGTAATTGTAAGATCTTTAGCGAACAACTGGTTAGTAATCGCATTCTTCATCATGTCACGAGCCATGTTAAAAGCAACTACAGATTGAGCTGTTTCGTCTACAAGACCATTGGAAATAGGAATACCATTATTAAAATATTGTAGTACAAATTTACGTGAATATTTGTTTGATTTTAAAGTTAAATCTAGAGATACAGAATCAACAAAGTATGCTAAATCTCTCTTACACTTTGCTTCCCCAGCAGGAATCGTTCCTGTTGTTTCAGATGGTAAACCAGTTATATTACCAGCAGTAATTCTATCTGTGACAATAAGTGCTAAGCTAGTAATAGCTGCTTGAACGTTAGCACAGGAGTCGGGATTTGTATTCGATACAGTTCCAGATCCAGGTGTTGGATCTGCGGTAATAGTAAGATCTTTAACTGTTAACTGGTTAGCAACAGCCCTATTCATCTCGTCTCTTGCTTTATTAAAAGCAACATTTGATTCCGCTTCTTCTCCTAGAAGACCATTGGAAATAGGAATACCATTATTAAAATATTGTAGTACAAATTTACGAGTATATGTATTACCACCACCATTAGAAATATCCAAAGATAAAGCATCGACGAAAATACCAATATCTCTCTGGCATTTTTGTGGATTTGGATTTACAAATTCTGGATTGAATATTAAAATAGCAGCATAAGCATTTGCTATAATTTCATCTCGATTTAATTGAATTAAACGATAAGCATCTTTAAATCTAGATGTAGGAGTTGTTTGAGCATCTCCAGGATAATAGAAATCTGGGAATTGTATAGCAATTTCAGCAGCAGCACGGTCAATAATTTGCTGCCTATTCTGCTGAATTAAACGATACGAATCTCTAAATCTTGAAGAAGATGTAGTTTGAGGATCGCCAGGATAATAGAAATCTGGATACTCCACAGCAATCTGAGCAGCAGCACGATCAATAATTTCTTGCTTGTTATTATAAATTAAATCCGCCGAATCTTCGTAACGGTTATTGTTGCCATCATTTTCTTTTACTAGATTATTGATGTTTAATGATGTTAGTACGTCAGTTACAACAGCAACTAATGATGTGATAGCAGATTGAACATCAGCACAAGCGCCAACATTATCATTTGGAATGTTTCCACCACCTCCACCATAAGTAGCAGCACCAGGAGTGATGGTTAAATCTTTAACTGTTAATTGATTAGCAATAGCTTGCTTCATCAAATCTCTAGCAGCATTGAATGCTGTTATTGACTGAGGAACTTCTCCTTCCAAACCATCTGGAATAAATGTGTTGCCATTGAAATATGTTAGAACAAACTTTCTGGCATAGGTGTTGCCACCAACAAATACATCAAGTGATACGTAATCAACTAACAAACCAATGTCACGCTTACACTTAGATTCTAGATCAGTTGGAGCTGGGGATGGAAGACCATTTGCTTCCATAGTAGCATAAGCAGTATCAATAATTTCCTGTTTGTTTAATTGGATTAATCGATAAGCATCTTTAAATCTTGATCTCTTTGTAGTTTGAGCATCGGCAGGGAAATAAAAATCTGGATGTTGTACAGCAACTTCTGCTGAAGAACGATCAACAATTTCTTTGATATTTTGAGTAATTAAACGGTATCCATCAGCAAATCTACTGAATTCGTCAGTAACTGAATTTCCAGGGAAAACGAAGTCTGGAAATTCTACAGCAATCTGAGCAAGTGCTTTGTCAGTAATTTCGTTTTTGTTTTTGAGAATAAGGTTAGAAGCGTCCTTATATCTCATCGACTCATCAAGATATACATCAGGATGAATAGTAACACTATCCATCTCACTTTCTAATGATTTACTTAGATATAAAATTTTATTTTCTACATCAATAGAAGTAATGTATGTATTATCTTGAATAGCGTCACCGCTAGTTACTAATTGCCCTACCTTTACTTTTGCAGTATTAGTTATTTGAATAAAAGATGGATAAGCATCAGCGTTTGAAGTATCAATAACTGTTTTGGTAAAAGTTGGTAATGGATAAGCAAATCCATCATATGTCTCTTTTAACCAACCATTAACTTCCTCAGCAATAAAATCTTTATTAAATTCTATCTGATTTGTAGCGTCAAAGTAACGATCATCCGTATTGTTTACTACAATATCATCAATTAAAGTAAATAAGTTTGTTAATGTAACAGCAACGTTAGTACATTCTGGAAATTCTGGATAGTTGGTAGTTCTTGGAACTAAATCATCTGTCCAAATTGGTGTAAATGATGTTTCACCTTCACTAAGTTTTAAATTAATATTTCTTGTTTTAAAGCCTGTTATTTCACCATCAGCAAAAGTGTGATCTGCTCCAGAAAGACCTGTATTAAATTTCCAGATTCTTATTTGAGTTGGAGATACAACTTCTTTAATGAAGTAATCTGTTTCTACTTGTTGTTCTAGATTATTATAAGAATATAATCTCATTTTGGGAACAAGACCAATTGTTCCTGCTGCTGAAACAACTTCAACAATATCACTATCTTTTTTAAACTTCAGACTAATTTTTGTTTGCCAATTTCTCATGGCAAGAATAGCATAATCTCTTGCTAATTGGAAAGCAAAACGAGATTGTCTATGCTGGTTATCAATATATTCAACTGATTGAGTAGAATTATTTCTATATGATTTTGCCGCTTCGATTGAAGTAGCGTTGCCACCATATGGGAGATCGGCAATAACAGCATTTAAAATATGTTTAAGATCTCTCTTACAAAGATTTTCTCCATCTGAAGCACCATCGTCAGAACTAACTGGTGGTAATCCAGTCAAATTGCCAGCACTAATAGCACTAGTTAAAATGGTTGTTAAAGTAGTAATAGCGGTTTTAACGTTAGCACAATTATTTTCCCCAACAGTTAAGTATGTTGTTGGATCATGAGTTATTGAAAGATCTCTATATGCTTTTAACGGCGAATAAGTTGGAGTTATAGGCAATGAATTGTTAACAGCTAATTTTGCATATTCAGCAGCTTTGGTGAAAACAGCAATAGATTGAGGTTCAACACCAACAAGACCATTAGGAATTGGCACTCCAGTAATGGCATTAAAATAAGATCTGGTTACAACAATTGTACTCTTATTTGATCCGTCATATAAATCATTTGCCAGACCTCTTAAAAAGATCTTGACATCTCTACGGCATTTACTTTTTAATGCTAAGTTTGCTGCTCCCCAAGTAGCAAAGTTTGATTCATTCCACAACCATCCAATAGCTTCATCGGCAATAAAATCTAAATTTTTGTAGATTAAATTTCTAGCATCTTTAAATCTTAATCTACTAGCATTTGTACCAGGATAGACAAAATCTGGATAACGAGAACTAATTGCTCCAGTAATTTCTTCAGCGATAAAATCTCTATTATTTCTAATAAATGTTACAGCATCTATAAATCTATATGATGTAAATGTAGAATCAGTAAATCCATATGGAGAGTTTAATAGCGAAATCTCGACATACTTTGTTTTTGCTTTTGCTTTACACTGTCCAATTGGTGGTAAATATACTGAGGTGTAACTTGGTTGAATTTGTTTCTTAACGACAATTCTTCTAGAAAAACCGTCAGCATCATATAAAACTTGATCAACTCTTTGAAAACCAAAGAATGAATTTAAAGCAACTGGGGCATTATTTGGTTTTGATATAAAAACAATATCGAATTCTTTAAATTCATGAAGACCAGCAAATTTAAAAATTATACCACCACTACCAGGAGTTAATTGACCATTATCACCTGGCGTTGGGTGAGTAGACCATTTACTAGCATCAATTTCTTCTACAATGTATTCTCTTAATTCTGTCTCGCCATATTTTACAACTTCACCTTCTGCTCTAGTTGATTTAAATAATGCTACGTTAGCTAGATAAGTAACAGAATTTATTACGTATGAAATAACTTCATCATCAGCAAAAGACTGTGATGGAGAATTATCATTTACTGTAATATTTAAAGATGCTTCTCTTCTATCACCCAAATAGATATATGCAGATGATCCGTTTACAGCATTTTTTGGTGTAGCTAATACACCACTATAAGCAATAGTTCCACTACTTCCTGAGGTGGTTACTTTATAAATTGAATTGCTTACTCTTACAATATCCCCAACTAAATATTCTTGCTCAGCTTCCCACACATAATCAGGAGCAGGAGTAGCAGAAATAATAGACGTTAAAGTTGCTGAACACGACGTTTGTTGCCCAACAATATTAGTTCCTGCTGTAATTAAAGCATTTAATTTAGCAACGTCACCAGTATGTTCTTTAATGTTAAGAATGGCACTTTTTTGCCCGAACATTTTGTGACCGATTGGGAACCTTCTTCTGAAAGATTCTGTCCCATCAATTCTAGTATCATTTCCACCAATCTCATCATCAAAGTAAAATCTTTGCTTATCATCAAATACAAAAGCAAAGTTATGAGTATATACTGGGTTACCTTCCGAATCCAAAGCATCACGGAAGGTAAGACCATTCATATAGTTTTGGTTGGACGCCTTGAACATATGGCGCCCTGGATTTACTGGTCTAACGATTACTAAACGTAAGTTATCACCAATAACCGAACACAATGGTGGAATTGAAATTGGGTTATCTTCGTAATATTCGCCACCAGCAACAATTAAAGTTTCTCTACTTGGAGTAGCAGCTGCTAATTGAGCAGCTTTTTTGATTGTCCTAACTGGTTTGGCAGGAGATCTACCATTATTTGTATCACTACCAATTTCAGAAGAAACATAGATACGACCACCTACGTCATTTGTGGCAACATTGTAAACAAATTCTGTGGTGGCAATTCTTCTACTTTGATCTTGTAGAGGAGGAGTAGCAGTTAACTCTGGATAAACAGTTTGACCGTAAAAAGGTAGATTCGCATTTGTTAAATTTGTGTATGAACCTAGACGTGGAGCTCTAAGTAAAATACCAGGAGTTACAAAATTTTGTACGTTTAAATTAGTAACCGTAGCACTATCGCTAACAATAGAAGCAGATGTTCTAATAGCACCAAGAACATCTAATTCAAAGTCAATAGTGTCTAATTCACACGTACCCTGAGCGGTAACTCCACCTAAAGGAGCTTCTGCAAATACTATTGTTGGTGGTTGAGAATATCCTCTACCAGGATCTGTAATAATAACTGAAATAATACTTCCAGTATCTGGATCTCTTACAGCACTTAGAACAGCTACTTTTGAATTTCGGCTAATAATATCTGGTTGTGATACTGTAATAGTTGGAGTAATTAAATATCCAACTCCAGGATTAGTAATATTTACTTTTGCTATCCTTTCGCCAGTCCTATTAAGACCTACTCTAGAAGCACCATTTTTTCTAACTACTCTAATAATTTCCTTACTTTCAAGTCCTTCTCCCGAACTTATAGTTACGAAAGATTTACCGTTTATATTAAGCTCAGTTGATTCAATAATTTGCTTGTTAGGATTGAACTTTAAGCTCATTTTTCAATAGCCCCGTATTTGCTGTTAAAAGTGAAAAACCTTTTATATAAAGGTATTTATGTTAAAAATGTTGATGAGATGATTTGTAGATAACACATCCACAAAACTTGCTGATTAGCAGTTCCTGGATTACCAGTAGCAGTAAATGATAAAAATCTATTTTGTATATATGGTACTACAGACCAAATAAATCCTGTTGGAAAATCTTCGGCAAAAGATGTTTCAATATCACTAATTTGTGTAATAGTATTATTAGTACATAAAACAGACAGATCATAATTTAAAGATAGTCTGTAAGAACTATCGGAAGCATTTGTAGCAACAATACTACTTTTTATTATGTTCAACGAGTTATTGGGAAGTTGTGGATAAACACCTAATGTCTGTGTATAATCACCCAATGTAAAAGTTTGAGTAGCCTGATTAAAAGTAGTTCTAGCAACTAAAATATAATCATTTTTTTGGGACAGGTCACCCAAAAAAGTATGATTTTGATTAAGCGTCGTTAAGTTTTTTAGTTCAATATTATGACCAGAAGCTACTTCTATAAAAGAAGTTACTACACCATCATTATCTTCTACACTGAATCCTTTACCAGCAATAAAATTTTGCTTAGACATTATTATTTTTTAATTAAAGTACTTGTGAATTTTGATGTAAATTCAACATTAGGATCATCATATCCAGGGATTTTATTTACTGTAATATTTAGCACACCATTTATTACGCCTAATGAATATTCAACTAATTTTTGTCCAGTAAATACATCACTACTTTCGGAGAAATAAACATTATTGGAATCATCTACAACAAATGTAAGCTCTGTTATTTCATATTCCGAAGCGGCAGAAGAAGTTTGTACTAATACTTTACCAGATCTATAAATGTTAGTATCACATGTACCAATAATAATGTCTTGAGTAAATGATACCCCAGAAATACCTTTAATTGTAAAATCATCTAGATTTACAAATTTGCCTGTGTTATCTACAAACGTTTCAAATGTTCCCTGATCATCATAATCTATTTCAATAGCAGCAGTTCCTGATCCTTGATTTGAGAATCTAATAAAATCAGTTCCATTAATATTTAAAGTTAGAGTATCTTTGTTTGTTGAAATAATAGGAGCATTATTAAAATTGATATTTAAAATGTCATTATTTAATGATAGATTTGTATTTCTTAGTTCTAAAATTTCTGGATCAACACCACTAGATTTTTTAACAGTTAGCAAATTACCAGATGATACTGTTGAAGTTAATTCAAGAACATCGCCTTGTAATTCTAACTTGCTCACACCAGCAGATTCACTGAATACTAAATCATATTTTTTGCTGGCATTGAATATTGTAGAAATAGTTCTTACTGTATCAAATTCTAATTTTGAAATAGATAATCTAGTAGAATTTACAGAATTATTATAGAAATAGAAGATGTTTTCATTTGCTGCTGGAGCAGATTCGGCAATTAAATAAGTATTACCATCAACATCTCTTACTCCACCTACAGATCCCCATTGGTTTCCATCATAACCTTCAAATCCCCACTGTTCGGTATTGAATCTAATTAATCCCCTAACAGCTTCTGTTGTTGGTCTTTGAGCGAAATTACCAACAGGAACTCTTAATCCAGTAGTAGTATCAATTTGTACAATACCATTTGTTGATGGTTTGATATTAATACCAGATCCAGAAACATCAGTAACTGAGAAAGTTATAGTATAACCACCAATATTACCAGTTAATGAATCATTTATTAAATAACCAAATCCACCACTTACAAAAGCAATATTTTCTGGTAGAATATTTTGGCTTTCAACCAATACAGAAATTACAGCACCAGATCCAGATCCGCCAGATAATACTATGTTGGAATAAGAACCATTACTAATTAAAGGAACATCAGGATCAAAAGTACTTAATCTACAGATAACACCAAAAGATTTTGTATTATAAGAAATATTTTGAATTAGTTGATTTCCAGAAAGAATTAATCCATTTCTAGTAACTATATTTCTTGAAGTTAAATCTCCTATGGTTGTTAAACTGCCTGTAGGAATATCAATTCCTAATGTCTGAGTATAATTAACAGTTCTAGCTACGATAGCATTTGAACCAGTTAACTGACCATTAAATACAAAATCGTTTGTTGAGTTACTTACATCAAAATTAAGATCACCACTATTTGATTTAATAGCATTAGTAGTAAATTCTAAGTTGTTGACGGTTAATTTATCGGTTAATGAATTATGATATACAGCACCACCATCAACATATAAATCGCCTTGAACTTCTAGACCTACATTAGTAGTCCAATAATTGCTAGAAGCATTCCAAGTAATAGTCTTATCTTGAGTCGCGTGTAGTGTAATACCACCACCATTAGCAGCAGGATCTGATGGTGTATCTATGGCACCTAATTCAATATTTTTATCATCAATAGAAATTGTGGATGAGTTTACGGTAGTTGTAACTCCGTCTACAATTAAATTACCTCTAATCTGTACATCACCGCTATTATTTCCTACTACTCCAGGATCGATGACAATTAAAGTATTTGAGGAAGTAATTTCATTTGATACAATTCTAATTTCTTCAATTACCACACCACCATTACCATTCGCTGTAATGGTAATATCTCCATTAATAACTTGTGTATTTGTAATGGTACTGCCGTTGATATTGATATCATCAATTTGAACTTCGCCAACTACAGTAAGTATAGATAAATCAGAAACTGTACCAAAGTTAACATTATTTACAGTTTCTACTACACCAGTGCCGTTAGGAGTTAACGTAATATTACCATCGGCGTTTGTCGAGCTAATTACATTACCATCTAATCTTAAATTATCAGCATTGACTTCACCAACTACAGTTAAGGTAGAAGTGATATCTACATCTTTACTTGTAGTTGTTTTACCACTTCCATTAGGTGTTAATACAATATCAGCATTTCCATCTATTGAAGATAAAATATTTCCAGTGATTTTTAAAGTTTCTACAATAACACCTGTTGTGTCGATAGAAGAAATAGTGCTAGTGTCAATTCTAATATTATCAGCATTAAACTGTCCAACTATTGTCAAAGTAGAATTGTCTGCTACTGTACCAAAATTAACGTCATTTACAGTTTCTACTACACCAAATCCATTAGGAGTTAAAGTGATATTACCATCAGTATTTGTGGAGCTAATTACATTGCCATCAACACGAATATTATCAATATTAAATTGACCAACTACATTTAACGTGTTCGTGATATTTACTTGTTTGGTAGTAACAATTCTGCCAGTTCCATCTGGAGTAATATTGATATCTCCATTTGTAGCAACAGATGAAAGTGTATTGCCAGTAATCTGTAAAGTTTCTACAATAACACCTGTTGTGTCGATAGAAGAAATAGTGCTAGCATCAACACGAATATTATCAATATTAAATTGACCTAATACTGTTAATGTAGAAAGATCTTCTAATCTACCTATGTTTACATCATTTACAGTTTCTACTACACCTGTGCCATCAGGCGTTAAAGTAATATTACCATTAGTATTTGTGGAACTAATTACATTGCCATCAACACGAATATTGTCAATATTAAATTGACCTAATACTGTTAAGGTTGATAAATCAGTAGAAGTACCAAAATCAACATCATTAACTGTAGTAACTTTTCCAGCCCCATTTGGAGTTAATACAATACTAGCATTTGAACCGATTGAGGAAAGAACATTGCCCGTCACTTTTAATGTTTCTACAATAACACCTGTTGTGTCAATAGAAGAAATAGTACTATCATCAATTCTTACGTTGTCAATATTAAACTGACCTTTTACTGTCAGCGTTGAAAAATCTGCTAATGTACCAAAGTTAACATCATTTACAGTTTCTACTACACCAGATCCATTAGGCGTTAAAGTAATATTGCCGTTAGTATTTGTAGAACTAATTACATTACCATCTAACCTTAAATTATCAGCATTGAGTTGCCCAACTACAGTTAATGTAGCAGTGATATCTACATCTTTACTAGTGACTGTCTTTCCTGCTCCATTAGGAGTGATAACAATATTAGAGTTTACAATGCTTGATCCTAATACATTATTTGTTATCGATAATGTTTCTAAAATAAGACCACCACTGTTTGTAGATGTTATTGTATTACCATTAATATTAATATTGTCAATTTGTGTTTCACCAACAACAGTAAATGTTGATAAATCTCCAATAGTACCAAAGTTAACATCGTTAATAGTTTGTATTGTACCAGCACCATTAGCCTCTAAAATTATACTACCGTTGGTATTGGTAGCGATAATATTATTATTTTCTATTTTAATATTACCTGATTGGGTTTGCTCAACCGAAACACTTTCTAATGAAGTAGTTCCCAATACAGCAAGATTAGCATTTACTATAACATCTCCTGTTTCATCACCAACAACTTTTGGATCTAAAATTAAAGTTGTATTAGTTGGTGTTGAAATAATATTATCTACTATTCTAATCTGTTCAATGTAAGCACCGCCAGTGCCATTACCAGTAATAATTAAATCAGCATTGTCGTTGGTTGTGCTAATTGTATTGCCATTAATGTTAATATTATCTACTTGTAAATCACCATTTACAGTTACTGTTACATCTAATGGTGTGGTTGTATTTCCAAAAGTTGTATTTTTATTGACTTGTGTTGGTGTTTGAATTGTAACTGTATGTGTTGGACCACCTTGAATAGTTAAATTTCCTGACGTAGATAAAGTAGAACCATTCAAACTGAATGTATCTACTACTAACTCACCAACAATTGTAAGTTTAGACTCATTTCCACTAACACCAAAAAATACATCGCTTAATGTTTGTACAAAACCATCTCCACTAGGTGATAATACTAAGTTTCCATTGTAATCAGTAACACTAATTGTATTACCATCAATCCTAATATTATCTATATTAGTCTGACCAATTACTGTAAGTATAGCTTCGTCGGCAGGAACTTCTGTAAAAATATTAAATGGTCTACCTATGTTTACATCATTTACCGTTTCTACTACCCCCGTGCCATTAGGAGTTAAGGTAATATTTCCATTAGTATCACTAGAACTAATTACATTTCCGTCAATTCTAATATTATCTAAGTTAGTTTGACCAATTATAGTGAGTATAGATTCGTCTGATGCAATTCCAAAATTGACATCATTAGTTGTAGTAACTTTTCCAATACCATTTGGTTTCAAAATTAAATCTGTATTTACTCTTGTGGTGCTCAATACGTTGCCATATAATCTAATATAATCTGCTGTAAAAGTACCAGTTAAAATAACATCACCTATATTAGCAAATACAACTTCAGTAGAAGATAAAGGAGAACTTACATTTTGACTTAATGTTATAGTAGTTGCTGTTATAGAATCAACTGTAGTTCCTGATGCTATGTTTGTTGATAAGAAAGTAATAACATCTTGACCAGCAGAAATACCTACAGCACTAGTAACTGTAATTTTTAATGGATCATAGATAAAGAATGCTCCTGTTAAAGTTGTTCCCCAATTACTACCAGCAGTAATTTTTACATTAATAGAAGCAACGGTTAAAGTTAAATCATCTCCAGTTCCTCCAATATCAGATGCTGGTATGGTAATAGTTTCTGCTACAGCAAATCCAGCACCGCCATCAATAATTGTAACATTTGATGCTGCTCCATTTTCATCAATAGTAATAGAGAAAGAAGCAACAGTTCCCGCCAAAGATCCAGAAACTGGACCAACCGTATATGTTCCAGCAGTTCTGGTTGGATCAGCTGATGAAGTATTTACTGTGGCGATATATCCAGGAGTTATTGCTGTTACATCAGCATAAAAATTTCCAGCAAATGTTATTCTATGACCAACAGCAACAGTACTAATAGTCGTTGCTAATAAGAAATCAGTTCCGACAGTTCCTGTAGAAGTTATAGTTTCACCGACACTATCTGCTGTTGTTGTGGCATTTAATATGCCAAAATTAGTTGTTCCTGTATTAGTTGTTGTACCAGTAAATAATGTTGTTCCAGCAACATTAATATTACCACCAATGAAAAGATCTTTTTCAATACCAACGCCGCCAGCGATAACAAGTGCTCCTGTTGTGATACTCGTTGATTGTGTAGTAGCATTTATTCTGAATGTAGGAATAGTCGAACTCAACTCCATTGATAAAGCACTAGCAGGATCCGTTGGAAGCGTTCTGCCAAGTGTTAATCTTGAAACACCACCTGTATGAAATTCTAAAGTATTATTTGCTTCTCCAGGATTTTTTTCTGGAAGAATAAATGTCTGGTTGTCTACAGATCTTACGCCACCAAGAGAACCCCAAGCAGTTCCATTATACCCTTCAAAATAAGTTCCTGTGCTATTAAATCTAACCATACCAGCAATGCCAGTTGGTTGCTCTTCTGTTGATCCTAATGGTAATATAAACGCGTTTGTTCCAATAACTTCAACATATCCATTTCCATTAGGAGCCAGTAAAATATTACCATCAGTATCTTCACTTGAAATTGTATTTACACTTAATCCTAAATTACCGACATAAGCTTTTTGACTAATATAAATATCTCTCCACTTCTGGGAAGTAGAACCTAAATCGTAGGTGCCAGTTGTATCTGGAATGAAGCTTGAGTTGATGTCAGCATTAAATACAATATTATCTGTATTTAAATCTCCGAGAGTAATTGTACCTGGAGTGCTGCTACCAGCTCTAAATGTAATATCGCCATCAACTGTTAAATTGCCATTAACAGTTGTATTTTTATGTAATGTGATGGACTCAGAACCATTTGTTGTTGCTAGTGTGATATATGGATTAGATGCTTCGCTAATTGTAAAAGCAGAAGCACTATTGTCAATAATAGAAACATTAGTAGCAACTGCTGATACTGTAATATCTCCACCTTTGACAGTTAAATCTCCTTCAGTTACAACATCACCAGATGTGGTGGCAACACTAAATTTAGTTGCTGGGGTAGCAGCACCATCATTGATCAAGAAGTCTTGAGAAGTTCCACCTCTGAAAATGAAATCTCCAGTGCCGTTAGGATCAATAGTTAAATCGCCGTTAGCATTTTCTGTTCCAATTGTATTAGCAGTAATACCTACATTTCCGATATATGCTTTTTGACTTAATTGTAAGTCACGCCATTTTAGTGAGCTGGTTCCTAAATCAAAAGCAGCAGAAGAATTTGGATTTACTGAAGTTGTAATTTGAGCATTAACTGCCAAAGTATCAGCAGCAGCATCGCCTAGTATCACACTACCATTTAGCGTGGTGTTACCAGTTACAGTTACTGTTCCACTAGCAGATACATTTCTATGTAGAGTAATTAATTCGGCACCGTCTGTGGATGCTAATGTAATATAAGAATTGGTGCCTTCTTTAATTGTTAAAGCATTGGCATTATTATCAATAATAGCAATATTAGTAGCAGCATTTGAAACAGTAATTGTTCCGCCTTTTACTGTTAGATTGCCTTCTGTAGTAGTATCTCCGCTTGTTGATACAACACTAAATTTGTTTACCGACCCGTCATTGATAACAAAACTTTGTGATGCTCCACCAGTAAATTGTAAATTACCAGTACCGTTTGGATCAAAAATAATATTTCCGTTTGTATTTGTTGAGGAAATTGTGTTGTCATCCACATCAACATTCAAGTTACCAATATAGGCTCCACGAGAAAGATAAAGATCTTTCCACCTCAGTGATGATGTACCAAAGTCTCTGGTTCCTGTTGTAGAAGGAACAAAATCACTAGCAACTCTAGCAGTTACTGTAACCGTATCATTAATAGCAGAATCACCGATAGTAGTGTTACCATTAACGGTAAGATTACTAGTGATAGTTACATTAGTACTGAACGTAGTATCTTTATGTAAAGTAATCGATTCTGTAGTATCTGTGGTATTTAAAGTGACGTAAGAGTTTGTTCCCTCCTTGATCGTAAATGAAGCAGCATTATTGTCAATGATAGCAACGTTAGTAGCAACAGCTGATACAGTAATATCACCACCTTTTACAGTTAAGTCTCCCTCAGCAACTACGTCACCAGTTGTAGAAGCAACGGAAAACTTAGTTACAGGCGTTCCAGCACCATCATTAATCAAGAAGTCTTGGGAAGTACCACCTTTAAAAATGAAGTCTCCTGTGCCGTTAGGATCAACGGTAATATTACCATCAGCATTAGTAGATGAAATGACGTTGGTATCTAGTAACAGGTTGGCAAAATATCCACCAGTGCCAGCATAGACAGTTCTCCACTTCTGGGAAGTAGAACCTAAATCGTAGGTGCCATTTGTATCTGGAATGAAGCTTGAGTTGATGTCAGCATTAAATACAATATTATCAGTATTGATATCACCTAATGTAATAGTACCAGCAGATCCACTACCAGCTCTAAAAGTAATATCTCCATCTACAGTTAAATTGCCATTAACAGTTGTATTTTTATGTAATGTGATGGACTCAGAACCATCGGTAGTATTTAATGTTACATAAGAATTTGCTCCTTCTTTAATTGTAAACGAAGCAGCATTATTATCGATGATGGCAACATTAGTAGCAACAGCAGAAACAGTAACAGTTCCACCTTTTACTGTAAGATTTCCTTCAGATACTGTATTGCCAGTTGTAGAAGCAACACTAAATTTAGTTGTAGCGCCATCGTTAATTTCAAAATTTTGTGATGCTCCACCAGTAATTACAACACTACCAGTACCATTTGGATCAAAAATAATATTTCCGTTTGTATCTGTTGAAGAAAGTGTATTAGTGTTGATTCTTAAATTAGCAGCATATAGATTTGATTGTGTCCAAATATCTTTCCATCTAAATGTTGTGTTACCAAAATCATATGTATTACTTGTTAATGGTAATACATTTGAACTGACTTGAGCATTGAAAGCAATTGAGTCGGTAGATACATCACCTAAAGTTATTGATCCATTAGATCCTTGACCTGCTCTAAATGTAATATCACCATCTACAATTAAATTACCACCAATGTTTGTATTTTTGTGAAGAGTAATTGATTCACCACCATTAGTAGTGTTTAAAGTTACATAAGAATTCGTTCCTTCTTTAATTGTAAACGAAGAAGCGTTATTATCAATGATAGCAACGTTAGTAGCAACAGCAGAAACAGTAATATCACCACCTTTAATTGTTATGTCACCTTCCGTTGTAACATCACCAGTAGTTGAATTTACTACAAATTTATTTACTGGTGTTGGTGTGGTGCCATCATTAATAATAAAATCTTGTGATGCTCCACCAGTAAGAACTACATCTCCAGTTCCATTAGCATCTAAAATAATATCACCATTTGTGTTTGTTGATGATAGAGTATTCCCATCAATTCTCAAATTATCAGCATTGAATTGACCAACAACTGTTAGTGTAGATGAATCTCCAGATGTACCAAGATTAACATCATTAACAGTTTCAATTACTCCAGTGCCATTAGCACTTAAAGTAATATTACCATTTGTATTTGTTGATGATAGAGTATTGCCATCAATCCTTAGATTATCGGCATTTAACTGACCGACAATAGTTACGGTTGAAGGATCACTAATAGCACCAAAGTTAACATCAGCATTTGTAGAAATGTCTCCAGTTATATCAAATGTTCCTGTTACAAATAAATTGCTATCAATTGTTGTACTTCCAGCACCAGCAGGAGCAATAGTAATATCACCTGTTGTTGTTTCAATAGTGTTTCCAGTAAAATCTAGATTACCAACAGTAATATTTGTTGGAGTAATAACTACTGAGTCTACGTTATCAGTAACTGTTATGTTAGAAAGACTTGATACACTAAAAGCTTGTGAACCGAAATTTAATGTTCCTTGTCTTTGATCTACTTCAAATACATCACCAATTTTTACATTTCCTCTTTGGTCAATCGTAACATATGAAACATCGCCACCATTAGCTTCAACAATTTCGTTTCCTTCTATAGCCTTAGTTTCATCAGCAGTAAAATCTTTTCCAGATCCAACAAAATTTAAGTTGAATGAAATGAGACGTAATTTACATCCAGTTCCATCTGCCTTTACTCCATAATCTCCGAATTCTGCGGCAGATGAAATAGATCTCAGCTCAGCACCAAACTGCTGATAATCTGCCAAAATAATTCTAGCAGCAGTTGCTACAGTTGCTGTGTCTTCAGCATTTCTAATTCTAATATCTTGTATAACTACAGAATCATCAACAATAATTGTTGAATTATTTGTTCCATCTAGATGGAGAAGTAAAGTATTAAAATCATCATTAGCGTAAGCAAAAGACGCTGGAGTGAAAGTAGTATCATATCTACCAATACCTTTACTTAATCTAAATTCATCAATATAACCTGTTAATCCACTAGTACCATTGTAATTAGCACCAATTCTAATGGTGCTTTGGGGATAAACATTAGTATCAGTATATGGAGATCCTTGAAGATTTCCATTTAAGAATAATCTTGTTACTCCAGTTTTTCTAGAAAGAGCAACATGATACCAAGTATTTGTTGCCATTGTAGTGGCACCAACAATTCTATCAGAACCTGCTGTGTAATATCTTAAAACACCACCAGAAATATAAATGACTGGGAGGGTGTCTCCAGCAAGAGTTCTTTGATCATATAAAACTTGAGTATTAGATGCTGTTCTTCTAACCCAAAAATCTACAGTAAAATCACCAGTACCCAAATCAAAATCAGGATCAGAAGCGTAAGTTAAGTAACTGGTTGTTTCTGGAAAGAATAAAGATGCATTACCAAATTTGAATTGACTGGTAGATATAGCGGTAGATCCAACTAGAGTAGCAACTTTTGCTGTCCTATCTGCTGCATTAGCAAAAAAACCAGTCCCTTTGTTAGTTAAAATTAAATAATTTCCTACTGCTGTCGATTCTATAACGCCAGAAGCAACTAAATTACCAGAAGCATCAAAATATTTTACAATATCATTAGGAGAAATAGTTCCAGTAACACCAGATAATCTTAGACGAGTTCTACCTTGACCTGATAATCCAAGATCGCCAGACTCGGCAAGAATACCATACTCAGCAAAATAAGAGAAACAGTTGATCCATTCAACTCTTGCTCCATTTGTAATCTTAAGTGCTATAGCATTGGCACAGATGAGTGTAATTTCATTACAAAGAATAGCTGGTTCTAGCGTATTGTATTGTACAACAGCACCATCAACTAAGATACCACCACCAGCATCATTAGCATCGTAACCATATGGATCAGTAGCAGAAGTTACTGATCCTTTGTTGAGAACAGTAACTCTTTGTAAATAAGGACTTCTTTCTAATGTGATACTATCTTGCGCAAATCTGAATGCCCATCCTGTATTGAGAAGGGGATCAAATAGCATACCACCAATGGTAAGATCTTCTACACCAGTATCGCCATTAAGTAAGAAACAATCTTTAGTTCTTGTTGCTGTAGTAGGTACAATTTTTGTAGATCTAATTGCTGTACCTTTGACAACTACGCCAGCAGGTATTGTTAAAGGGAAAATCTCTTCAAATGTTCCAGGACCAATATGAATTGTGTCTCCAGAACTTGCTAGAGCAAGAGCATACTTTACTGTTCTAAGAGCAACATTTCTAGTTCTACCTGGATTTTTTCTATATCCTGGAGATTCAGGATCAACATCCACAGAATCCACGCCGTTGGTAGTTACATACCAAACAGTCCCTTCATATGAAGAGACTGTACCATCAAGATAATTAATTGCTCTAGCAAGAGTATTAGGCAGTGGAGTATTTAAAGTAGATACATCTCCTAAATCTGCTCCAATCAAATTGAGCTGCTGTCTCTGCTGCTCTAGAGTGAAGGTTTTAGCTACATTTCTAACTGCCATTTTTTAATAACTCTCGTAAAAGATTTTTGATATCAGAAAGTTCTTCTTTAAGAAGTTGAACGTCTTGTTGTATTTGATTGAATGATGAAGCAGATAAGCGAGTTTTTCTCGCATCTTCGAAGGCACTTTTATCAGTATTTATAATCGCTCCAGTACGATTATCCCTTACGAGACCATCGTGCCCGCTTACTTTTAAATAATCCATTTACAAATTAATAACTAGCTACAGCTCTTATATCTTGAACCTTGGGAACATATGCTGGATCATCTGTTTTCATAATAATTTTAATAGCAAATGATGCAAATTCTGGTAAATTAGAAGCACTATATTTCAATTCCTGATAAAAATCTTGTTTTTCAAATTGACCTGATATAGAGTTCGCTGGTTTAGCAAGATCTTTATTATTTGGAGATCCATCTACATTAAAATATTCCCAATTAATATCTTCAAAATTAGATTGAACTGATGATAATTTAATTTTATACAGAACTTTAATATTTTCAGTATCTTTGATATTTGCCGTCATTCTAAAATCAATTGAAGTTCCTGGATTATTAATAGAAACTTCTTTGGTTACATATTTTGCTAGAGAAGAACTATTTTTTGAATTAGTCTCTTCTACATAATCAACACCATATGTAAATGTCATTTGATCAACTTCAACATATTTACCATCAGCAGATTTAATTACATCGCCTGCTCTAAAAATATCAGGTATTTGTGAATCATAATTTTCTGCTCTTGTGTATGGACTATTAGTAGTTATCTCACTAGTATAGTTATTATTAATTGGAACATATGAATTTTCAACTATCAATTCTTTATCTTCTGAATCCCATGATACAACTTTTCCATTAATCTTATTAGGATAAGATATAGAAGTATTTTGGGGGAAATAAGAAACTATATTTGAATTTTCATCAAATGTATAAGTCAATTCAGAAATATCAGTAATTGTTACAGTAACACTCGTGAGTGTGGTGCCATTCGTTAGTTTTACCGTAACAGTTTCATTTTTAATAAATGGTGTTTTAGTTTTTAATTTTACTTGTGCTGTGGACCCACTTAAAGAAATTACCGAACCTTCTGCTTTTGAACTATTTCCAATAAAAGTTTGGTTAGCTTCAATAGAATTTGCTGCGCCTAAAACAGCAATGGATAAATTATAAATTGGTAAGAAAGATAAAACTTGATTTCTCTTACCATATCTATTCTCTTTACCTGCTGAATTTTCTACTCTATTGCTTATTGTTTTGATAGAAGAAGTTCTTAAATCAATTACTGGAGAAAGATTAGTTGATTTTGAAGAAAGTAAAAATTTATACGTCAGTGAATTGCCAATTTCGTTCATTGTTTCATTAACTCTTGAGGCAATAACTTTTTGATTAGTGAAGAAATGTTCGTCGTTGATAAATGTTTTTTCGTATTCTGATTGTGAATATGAAATATAATTAGTAGTATTTGAATCTACTGGTACTATGTTTGTAGTTTTTACATAACTATCAATTTTTGTAGAATTTACTTGAAGATAAGCAACTTGAGCATAAAGTTTTTCATACTTTCTGTTATAAGTTGCTAGTACTTTATTTCCTCCACCAAATGTACTAGATCCTGCTCTATTTGGACCTAGAATATTGTAAGTATCAATACCAGAATTTGAAACTTTGAATAGTTCGGCATTTAATAAAACAGATGATATACCGCCAACATCTTCTACATTTCTGTAAAAAGCATATGAGTTTCCTTTATCTTCAAACCCATGATCTCTGTGGAAAAGTTTTACAATATAATTGTTGTTCTTAAATAATGGTGAAGTAGCATTTGTATTTGAACGTACACTAGTTTCAAAAGGATCTTTGTCTAATAATTCGTAACCTAATGGTTTATTAGATAATAATAATTCACCAGATTTTGAAATATTAAATTCTGCTCTGTACATAGTAAATTTAATATCTTCCGAAAGATCTTCAGTCCAATTATCCGTATTTTGAGATTTGTAAACAGATCCAAGCAAAGGTTGGGTGGTTACAACAGCACTAGTTGCTTTTTCAACTTCTCCTAACTTAGATGCCCATAACAAATAATCAATCGAATCAGTTTCAATGTTTAAGGCATACTTAACATCATTTTGTAAATAAACTGGATATTCAAAAGCAAATCTTGTCGGAGTTGTTGATACTATAGCTCCGTCAGAATCTACAGCAATTCCCATTCGTACAGATGGAGTATCAATTTCAATTAGTGATTCTATTGTGGCTCCTCCAGAACCTGTTCCTATTCCTTTAATAACAACTGAAGGTGGTTCTGTATACCCTCTTCCTGATAAGGAAATGTTGGCATTGTAAATAGTTCCATTAGATACATCAACAGATCCAGTTGCTGTGCTGCCTCCAGGTAACTGAGGACTTTCTATAACAATAGAAGCACTTTCGTAATTTTCTCCTAAATTAGTAACTTTTAAATCAACAACTCTACCAGAATCTTTAGTGATAGAAATTAATGCTGATTTATTATTAGTAGCATTATATGTTGTAACTGATGGAATCGTCAATGGCTCACCTGTACTGCCACCTACGAAAGATTTGCCATTATGATTACTTAAAACTAACGTATATACTTGTTCTTTATTTAATTCAAATTCTGTGCTATTTTCGTCCCCAACTAAAATATTGTTTTTGTCGTACACTTTAGAAATAGGACCACTAGCATTAGAATTTTTGCCAACTACTACTTCTGATTTTTTAATTTTGATTGTTTCTACATCACCAGTTAAATATACCTTTAAATAAGTATCTGGATATAAAGTTGATTCAGTTCCAGGTACAATATATTTTCCTGGTTTATCTGTATCTATATTTGAAATATAAACTCTAATAGGAATCTTAGAACTTTTTGCTGAGAAGAACAAATCTAAACCAGTAGTAAATACCCCACCATCATAATTTTCTACTTTAAAAGTTTGTGCCAAAGGATTTGGTTTAATTTTTGATTGGGTGTTGTTATTAATCAACTGTACACCTTCATTAGCTTTGAAGAATGATGGTGCTGTTGATACAATACTAGAAGGATTTTCTGGCAAAATGCCAGTAGCATAAAACTTGACTTCAGCAAAAGTATCAACATTGTCAGTAATTGATCCAGAAGATCCTGAAGTCAATATAATTGTTTTTGTGCCAGTAGTAAATTTAATTTCTTCAGAAGAATCATCATAAGAAACAGTGTTAATATCTCCAGTCCACTTACTGTTTTCTACTGGAGCAAGACCATTAGGAATTAAAATAATACCACTTAAATTTCCATTATCGTCTGTAATCAAAGAAGAATTAAATGTAGAAAGTGAATTTTCTGCAATACCAGTAAATTTAGTATCAGGAACAACCCAACGATTAATATTTCTACCTTCCATGAAAACAGAAATTTTAGTGTTGGGTTTTAATCTACGAACAATAAATCTAACAGGAATAGATCTTACGAAAAATTGTAATCCAGTTGACACTTTGGTGTTATTAACAACTTTAGATCCAACACCTTTTGCTAATTCATTATTTTGAGGGCTAACATTTGAACTACTCGACACAGAAGCAGAACTTACAGAAGATTTAATATCTTCACTATTAATGTTTGCTAAAGATTCTATATTGAAAAATGATTTATTAGTTCCAACCCAATTAATAATAAATGAGTTGTGTAAACTAGAAAATGATTCTTTTACATCACTTTTAGCTAAAAATATAGTATTTAATTTTGTATTACTATCTACTACCAAAGGAGCAGTTTTTGTATCATACCACTGATCTACAGTAGGAAAGATAGCACAATCTCCTACGTATTGTAGGACAACAAATTCGTTTGGATTGATTGTTTTGGTGGCATTACTATTTCCTAATAATTTAACTTCTTTATATGGAAGAGTAATAATTCCATTATTATTGACATAACCAGAAACAATACGTTGATCTTCTCTTATATTAACTTCTTTTAATCCAATGCTATCTTCTTTTGATTGAGGTCTCAACACAGATTGCTGAGTATCAATAGCACATTTATAATCAACTGATTGTAAATTACCAATTTTATGAGCTTCGAAATTATCTACAATAAAACCAGATTTAAATCTGTCCATTCCAATTTCATCTTTGACTTGCATGTTTAATGCTTGTTGTTCTAAGATGCTTAGTGTAGTATAATATTCTAAACGCTCAATTCTTTTTTCTAATTTGCCAATATCTCTCATTGTATAACGTTTGTTATCAACGGGAAGAATTCTAATATCTTTACTAGTGTTAGTAAATGATGGGATGTGTATGTAACACAAACTAATAGCATCATCAACTGCTTCTGGTTTTGAAGGATTTAATGAAGAATTACCTTCTTTAATTAGAAAATCTCCTTTCTTCGTTAAGAAAACACCATCAATTCTGTCTAGATACTGTGTTTCACTAAATGACATTGTATACTCTAAATTAGAATCAGATGCTGGTGTAAGTGAAACTACACCACCAGCGCCAACAAAATTGACATAATCAAAATTGTTTGGATTTGAAAGAATAGATATATCTTGGAATCCAGTTATTGTAGTATTAGAATCTACTTTTGGTCTGAAATCAATAACGTCTTTTAATGAAACAACTCCATGTACTGTAGAATTAAAAGTAGGAATTAACTCCGAAGAAACTCCCGCTTCATGTAAGTATGAATCTACGGTACAAAAATCTCCTAAAGAATGCTCAAAGTAATCAAATGCTACAACTAATTGACCAGAAGGAGCATCAAATCCTGGTTTAAGAACAATTCTGGAAATATCGTAGAAAGTATCTCTTTGACCATCATCAAAAGTAAATTTATAAGTAATATCCGTGCCACTAATTAAATTACCGTTAGCATCAACTTTAGGTGGATTAGTAGATGTACCCTCATAAACGTATCTTAGTTTATAGACATCAGAATATGAGAATACTTCAATTGTATCTGTATCATAATCTTTCCCCCTTAGTGGAATAACTTTATCTCCAGAAGATACAATTATAATTCTTTTGTTGCTTATTGAAGTTTTTAATCTTGCTTTTGCTTTGTTAACTTCTACTGTGGCGGTAAGTTTTAATTTTGGATATGTTCCACCTTGATTAATAATACCGAAATACGTATTTGGTAAATTGATGACAAAAGAACCAGCTGTAACTTGAGAATTTGTATTAGTTGATTGAATAACCTGTACTACAGAAGGATCTGTAAAATCGATGTAAACAATATCTCCATTATCAACAATAGTTGATGATCCTTTATCTAATACTGTTAAAATATAATTATTTTCTGTCGGAGTAACAAATCTTTGTGTTCCTACAGGTAATTGAGCGGAGAATGTGATTGTTCCACCACTTGATGATAAATCAGTAGTAAAATCTTTTCTGATATAATATTTAAATTTTGTGTCGCTGTTGTCATTAATTAAAGATTTTAATTGCTTGCTGCCAGTTGGATAAATTAATGAAGAAGTAGAAACATTTTCTACATTTGGACGTACACGTATTATACTACTGTTAGTAATGTTTGTTTGTAAAGCATAATCCAAATAGATTCTAGATTTTGTAGTTCCTTGTGGATCCGTTACATATTGTACTATAGTCTTTACTACATTATTATTGGAATCATTGAATTGTATGATGTCGCCTTGTATAAGATCTCTTGACAAACTAGCACCAAATCCGCTACATTCAAGATATTTTTCTCCCTTCAATCCAGAAAAAGTAAAATTAGTAATTTGTAAATAGGAAGAATATGAAGTATCTGTTAAATCAACGTCAGATGTAAATTTATACTGATTATAATCTGAAGCAAATGATTTAATATTTTGAGGTGTGTAAGTTAATACAGTATTTTTAAATAATACTGGAGTAATATTAGCTACATTTGCTGGAACTGTTGGCGTTGGGAAAGCAGTAACAACAGGAGGCGCCGCATATGTTTCCGATAATACAGTTCTATTTAAAATAACTGCCCTGTAAATTCTACCACCGAACGCGTCAACTCTTATATTAGCAGCATCTATTGTAGATCCATTAATAATTAATTTTGTGCCATCATTATTATAACTATTACCGCCGTAGTTAACAATAAAATGGGAGATAGTATTTTCTGTAGCAATTTTAACAGAATTACCATCCTCATCAAAAATTGTTTCTCCTGGTAAAAATGTTCCAGATAAAGTTGATACAAATAAAGTATTTCCAAAAGTGTAATTTTCTGTTGTGTCGTTTTCAATTACACCATAAGCTCTACTAGTTTTTCCTGTAATGTATTTTCCTGTAGAAAATCCTGTATCAATTACAGATTCTGTAATAATCTTGGTAAAGAATACTGGATTAAAATATGAAAAATTGAATGATGCTGTATAAGGAGTCAACGGGTTGTTTATGTCCGTACCAGATCCTACCTTTCCTCTTGAAAGTATAATATCAGTATCTTCATTAAATCCGTTTGCTCTCTTATTAAAAGAAAAATCTTTTGGTTTTGCTATTCCAATAATAGGGGTAATAGTTGGATTATAATCGACAATCCACCCATAATAAGCCGTCCCAGCGGCAAGGGCATTTTGCTCTGTGAGGTAAAGATATCTTAATTTAGCTGCTCCAGCATCATCATATTCTTTAAAGTAAGTATCTAAGTAAGACTTTTTACCAAGAATAGTTAACTCTACGAAATATTGGTCTGGAGAAGGTGAAACTTGGGGTCTATTTACTAAAGAGTGACCAATTACGTCAACATAATCTACACTAGATGGAACACTTCCTGATCTTGTTTTGATAAACCAAAGTTTTGTTGGATATTGAGATGCCAGTGTTGGCAAATCGCCTTGTATTTGGACGTAAATAGTTTTAGTAGCATCAGATAAACTAAATTTTTGTGATCTTCTATCTACGGTTTGTTTAAAATAAGTATCAGTTTCGGTGTTATTTAAACCAATGGTGCCATCGTTAAATAAACCATTTAGAAAAACATTGGGATAAGCAGTTAATTCATCACCAACTGTATTTAAAGGAACGCTTCCATAAACATTAGTAATTTTAAAGTTTGATAAACCTTTAGATTTTAGTGTTACGTTATCTTTTGTTAAAGTATCTCTAGCTTTATTTACTGTTAGATATTTTGTTTGCTTATTTACAATTTCATATCCTCTCACATAAGCTTTTCCTGGTCCAACTCCAAGGACCATTTTAGTGCTTGCTTCCGTTTCAGAAAGACCATTTACTAATTTAGTTGATGGATTATATTGATAAAATCCATCGTTGCCATTTCTTTGATAATATTCTCTAATATCTAATGAAAAATCATTAACAACATAATCGCCAGATTCGTCGTATGTTCTTCGTGCTAAAGTTTCTTCTAATAAAGTATAATCAGCTGGTTTAATTAGTGATTCGATAGAACCAGATCTGATCTGTAGTAATTGAATAAAATTCTTATCAGTTACAGCATTATAATCAAATCTCTTTAATTCTAAAGAAATTTTTAATCTATGAGCACCAGGAGAAGAATAGTTTGAATAACCTCTAGCAATATCATATAAAGAAGGATCTTCTTCTGGAGTAACAATATCTTCTACAATCGTAAACCCAATTTTTGCTGATGGTTTATCGTAATATTTGTCAATAATTAATAATTGGGAATCGTTCCTTACAAAATATCCATTTACAAAATAGATTCCTTCCTGTACCTTTACAGCAGAAGCAAATCCCATCGCTGGGTTATTTAGATTAAGAGTGTCTTCTGTAATTGGATCAATAACTGTAATGCTTGTTGGTAAAACACTTCCATCAGTACCTACTACAAGTAATGGTGTATTAATTCCATCAACAACTTCTAACGTTTCACCTTGTCTAAAAGTAGATTCATTATTGGAATCACCACTTGTCAAATATGTTACATACAATGTATCGGAGTCTGTTTCCGTAGCATATTGAGAATCAATTACATTAGCAATAACATTAGAATTAATTCCTCTTAATTTTAATCCAATAAGAGTCTTAATATCATATTTTTTGTATACAATATTTTCTCCTTCACTAACAGCTACTTCAGATACAGAAGACAACTTAACGTAGTTTATTTTTGTATTTAACCCAACTTCACCAGGAACTACTTGTTCTCCCTGCTTAAAATTAAATTTACCATAACTTTCAATCTGTGATTGAAGAATTGATTGTAAAGTTGTTAATTCTCTAGTTTGAACAGCATATCCAGGTCTAAAAAGAACCTTATAAAAATTTTTTGACTGATCAAAATCGTCAAAATATGGAACTACGTTAAGTGGTGTCTTCTGTGGCATTGTAAATTATTCTCTATAAAATTAACGAGAAATTTATAATTAAAATTCAATTACTAATTTAATATCTTCAATCTGATCAGCAGCTCTTGTAATTAATCTTCTGTTTTCAACATAGATTACTTCGCCACTGTTTGCTTCAATTTCTGGTGAAGCTTGACCATTTAAGAATGTAACTCCCAAAATAGTTCCATTGGTGGTAGCATCAACAGTTCCTGAAGCACCAGATGATCCTCCTACAATTGGATTAGCACCTGATGATATAAAACCTCTAACAATACCTTGATAAGCATGTAGATCTGGAGTTTGAATATATTTAAGAACACCAGAAGTTGTTGAACCGCTATCTAGGGTCCAAGAAACTACAGTGCCATAAGCATCCACACCGCTAACTGTTTGTGTAATAATTTCATCTGCTTGATATCCCGCTGTTGCCCCAGTAATTTTTACAGCGTATAAATTATTTAAAGTATCGATAGTAGCATAAGTTGTTGTTCCGTAGGTATATGGATCTCTCATAATTCCAATTCTACGGAAATCATTGTCAACTGGGAAATCACCAGAACCTTCAGCATATGTAAGACGAATATTTGTCATGACACGTTTGCCATTAAGTTCTTGTTCCATATTGGCGCCACCATGACCACCTTGAGGAGGCAGAATCACAAATAAAGAACCAGTAGCAGTTCCTCCAACAGTTTGTGAAGCAGTTAAAGCAGAATCTGTGAATAAACCATAAGCAGCAGCTCCAGCACCAGTACCAGTTGCCAAAGGAACCGAAGCATAAGTATATCCACTTCCTTTATCAGTAACAGTTGATGAAGTAACAGATCCACCAGCAATAACAACAGTTACTTTGCCGCCAGATCCGTCACCAACAATTGGAGCATAGAAAGTACCATTTGGTAAATTAGCACCAGGATCTCTAACAAGAACAACATCAACAGCACCAGCAACGGCAGCAGCTTCTACAGCAGCTCTAGAAGCGTTAGTTTTTTGAACAATAGGAATAAAATCTGTAGATAGGAATCTAATTACATCATCAGTTGGAATAGTATACATATACTTCCAAACATATCCAGCTGTTCCTGCTTCTTCCTTATAAAGTCCAGCAGCATATGTGCCTGATCCTGGTGATGGAGTTGTTTTTGGTTCACTAGTAGCATTTTGACCAGATTGATATAATGGTGTAGTACCATTATATAAGCATTTAAATACTTCGTATTGAGAATTAATTACATAGAATTTAGCATCAGCAATTGATGCAGCTCCCGTAGCACTTTGATTTCCGATGATACCATTCGCTGTGGCAAAATAATCTGGTCTCCACATATCATATTTTGGATTTGCTGTTAAATCCCAATTGTATCTTCTAATTACAGTTCTAGCAAAGTCTGAAGTAATTCTTTTGGCAGCAATGATATCATCATATAATTCAAACTTTTCCTTTAAATTATCTAAAGGAAGTGGTGGTACATCTTCTGTAGCATATCTGTATACACCTGTTAATGCTCGAGCCCCAGTTTCTGCTGTGCCGTCCCAACATTTAAGAGTGGAACCTAATGTAGGAGCAGAACTAACAGTAGGACCAATAGAATAGAGGAGAAGACTATCTTCACGAACTTCTCTAATTACTCCTTTGAAAGTAGCACTAGCATAGTTGTTACCAACAAATACTGTTTGCCCTACAGCAAAAGCAGTTGAATTTCTGTTATAAATTTCTAAAAAAGCATCCCATCTTTGAGGACGCCCAACAAAGAAATACATTCTTGTACGCTCTTCGCCAACATCACTAGAACCTTCCGAAAGGGATTCTAGAAATTGCTGAGCATTAAAAATTCTAAATTTATCGGAGATAATAGCAGGCATTTAATTTTCTCTATGACGGGACAGGTTTTTCTAAGTTATTTATATTTATACTGTTTATCCAGGACCTGGATCTAATGGATAATCCAATGGCAAATCAGCAATTTCGATAGATCTAATATAGTCGCCAGGAGGATGTGTTTGACCTCCAGTATCTAAATAACCTCTATCTAATCCAGTAAATCGATCATTTTGTTTTCCAGAGTATCTAACTATTTCTTTGTTAATTAATAACAATCCAGATGATGGAAATCCTTTTGTGCTTGTAACATATACAACAGTAGTTGATGGTGATAATGGGGCATCCAAATATGCTCCAAATTCTTGTACAGACGCTGGAACTAAATCAAAAATTCTGCCATCTTCCAGATAATGAGAAAGGTTTCTCGTTTCAAATTGTTCAATAGTCAGATTAGGATAATAATATTCAAATTCTTCTAAGGTCATTCCTGATACATTGGAAGAACCACTGCCAGTAAAAGCATTGTTTTCATATAATCCTATATTCCATCCAGCATTTGTTAATCCATATCTACCATCAAAAGATTCTGATGATTTATAATCAAACAATCCAACATCAATATAACGGTCAATTTCTCTAGAAGTATCTACAATAGTAGTAGATTGTAATTCTGGTCTTATTGTGGTTGTGATATTTGGTAAAATTGCTGGTGATATAGTTGTAGAGGATTTCTTAATAATATCAGTAGAAATAATATTTGATACAGCAGCAAAAGCATAAGAAACCATTGATTGTTGTGGTTTCGGTGTAATAATCTCATTTATTTGGATATCAGTATTAATTTCACCAAGAGATTGTCCCACAGAAACAATCTGATTAGATACACCTAATGTTCCGTTTGCTATTATACTAATTCTAGAAGAAGAAATTAAACCTTGTAGATATATTTTTGGTATAAGTTCAAAACTAGTTACACTATCAATTTTTCTTTGATTAGATTTAATTCTATTATAACCTCTGGCAACAACCACCTTTGGAGCTTCTGTATATCCAGATCCACCATCAAGTAAAACAATATCTAAAATATCTCCACCATACGATATAACTTCTGCTCTAGCGCCACCACCTTTTTCTGTTTGAGGAACAAATTCAATTATAGGTGTTGTGTAATACTGATATGCTGTTGGTTGTAGTAAAACATTTTGACTAAAGAATAATTGTAAATCTCTCTTATTCCAAATTAAATCTATAACAGAACCATCGTTGTCAATAACAGCATTAATACTTAAACCTTCACCTCTAGTTATTTCATTATAATTTGTTACTGTAATTTTAGAATAAAAATCATTAGTAATGATTTCATCATCATTATAATTTTTTGGTTTTACTATATCAGGAACATTTATGATTTCTCTGTAAGATTTTTCTCCATCAATCTGAATTAAATCACCTTCAACTAAAGAATTGAAATGTTTTGTTTTTCTGTAAGATTCAATTTGATCTCCGAGAGAATAACCATATAACCATAATGGTTGTTTTTTACCTTTAACTAATATTCTTTCTCCGTCTGAATTTACAGCATAAGATGAATTTATAGTGTATGATCCAGACAAAGTATAATCATACTTGTCATTAACTCTAAACACTAAATTATTAGAAGTAATAATTGAATCTAAAAGATTTATTGGTGTTAATAAAATTAATCTAAGATCGTTAGCAATTTTATCAACTTTTTTCAATTCTCCTAATAAAATATTATTTTGTAGTACTTTTACATTTTGAGAATAAAATTCTGGTGAATGATTACTATAAAGATTTGTTAAACTATCAAAATTTGGAATAAGATTTACACCAGATAGTGTTAATGATATTTTATTATAAAAAGTATCTGCTTCAAAATCATACACTGTTAATGTTTTTGGTAAATCTCTACCATATAGCAAGATAACAGAAACATCTTGATAAGTTTCAAATCCATCTTTGGCAATATATTTTTGTATAGGAGATGTAAAAGTAATATTAGGACCTACAATTTCATATGATTTATTTTCTTGTTGTAAAACACCATCAATAAAAACTAAAGCAAAGTATGAGTCATCTATTTTTCTTACTCTACCACTAACTTCATCTTTAATTAAATATGGACCTGCTCCTCTATATTGAATAACCTCAGTATCAATAGTTAATCGTTCATAACTACCTACAGTGTAAATAAAGCACTTTTCTGGTAAATCTTCAGTAGTTACTGGATTTAATGGTGGTTGAGAAAATACAATCTTATCAGTTTCGTTTGGATCTTCTGATCTATCAATATAATAAGAATTGCCATAAGGAGTATTAGAATCTATTTTTGATTTTTGTAATACTCCATTTAAAAATACCAATAAATTTTCGTTTTTATCTGTCTTTACTATAGTATTATCAGAATAGTACAAATTAAAAACTGTATCTACCCCATCAAACAATGGCGTGATATCTTTGAGTGGTTTAAAATATCTATCATTTAAACCGCTATTTTTAAACTTGATTAATCTTCCATAAAAATTTTGACTTTCTACTAATTGACCCTCTATAATTCTATCACCAAGAGGAGGTTCTGAAAAAGAAATTTGAGTGCCAGAAACAGTAAATGCTTCTTCTGGATGTTGAACTATACCGTCCAAAGAAATAATTAAATTTTCTGAATTACTGACACTGATTGGTAAATTAGTTTTTTTATCATACATTGTGAAAACTCTATCACCATCTGCTTTAGAAGTGTCATTACTAAAGTCACCATTAAATGGAGTAAGCAATCCTATTTCTCTAGCAAATAATTCAGAAGAATCAAACGTATCTACGGATATAGATCCAATACCTCTCTCAACAATTAAACTATCGACAGATAAAGTTGATGTTGTGATTTGCTTTTTAGTTGTTACTACAGTTAAAGAAATTGGTGGTAAAGATATACAACTATATGATTCTATTACTTTTTGATTGGTGGGCATTCTAGTAGAAGCCGCAGACTCAATTAAAACTTCACCAAATAATTGGAATCCAGCTGGATGGGTAGTTTGTTTAATTAAATCTCGCCAAACATCAATAGGAGTTCTAGATTTAATTACATAAGAATAATCTTGATAAAAATAAGAATCAGTTAATTTTTGGGAGTTTGTACTTAATTTTCCTCTGTCAGAAGCATAATATCCTAAGTTATCATATGATGTCTGAATTTGTGGAACAAACTCAGTGTAAATTTGATTTTCAATTACAGCTGTATTTTTACTAGAAAGACCTTGTATTGATTCGCCAGAAACAAATATGCCATCTATTCTATCAACTTTTAATAAATTTGTTCTTGACCTCCACCCATTTTTAGATACCCTAGCTCTAGATTTTGTTGATGGTTGGTATATAATTTCCCCTTCACTAAATTCTTTGTCACCAATATTTTTTAAAACTAATGTTGTATTTGATTTGAAGGATGGTAACGTTGATTTGTCATTATTAAATGATACTCCATTCTGGATAATTTTTACATTTTGTGGAATGCCAATATTATTTGAGCTCAAGTAAATTTTTACATCTGTTTCAATAATTTCTGCTGTTGGTTTGTAAGAATAATTTAATCCTCTATCAGTTACTTTAACATTTTTAATTTTGCCGTTTAATGTGATAATATCAAATTTAGCACCAGTACCATCACCATTAGTAATAACTAATTGTGGTTTTGAATAATTTTGTCCTTGATTATTAATTATTACACCAGAAATTTGTTTTTTGATTGAGTCATAAGAAATTTCAACTTCTGCTTTTTTTGAACTAGTTGGGACAACTCCAACAACAGAAGGAATTTTTTTATAGTTGGAACCAGTATCTAAAATTTTGATGCTATTAATTTTTCCTATGGCATATTCAGATGATGTAGTATATCGAATATTTCCACTTCCATCATAAGCTGGAATATTTGACAATGAATATACAAATCTATTATCCGTAGTGTATGTTATAATTTTTTCGCCAATTAAAGGATCATTTATTATTCTTAAATAAGAATTTTTGGTATTTACATTATTTGAAGCTTTAATAAAATAAAAGAAAGCACTATAATTCAAAGGCACTTTATCTTCATACGAATTTAAAGAAATACTTGGACCAAATCCAAATTTTACCGAAAGAAAAGATCCAGCATTTCCTGGTGAAATATTATTTGTATATTTCTCTTCAGTAAAAATATTATAATTGGCGCTAGCAGAAAAATCTAAATATGTACCAAGCATAGAGTAATGACTGGTATCAAATTTATATTTGTAATACTTTTGTACATCAATAATAGGATTTGTTACAAACGATATATTATCTCTAGAAAATTCTAATTGATATTCTGGGCTTGAAGTAGTTTTTAAAGTAACTAATTTTGCTGGAATACTATTATCATAAAAAGTAGAACTTAATAATAAAATAATTGGTGATTCAATACCATATTGATAAGAAACAAAAATTTCTTTATCTGTATTGTTATATGAAATATAAAATGGTTTACTTTGATCATCACCAAATGGTCTATATCCAGCGTTGAATCTGTAATTGCCTTTATATAAACTAACTTCTTTGCCATCATAATGATTGACTGGGGTAGTTCCTAACTGTGCTCTTAGAATAGATACTTTTTTATTATTTGTGTCTACCGAAGTAATTTTTACAATCTCTTCACCTATGAGTAAGTAATCATCATTTGAAAGATTTAAAACATTATCTAACTGTAATGATGTGTTATCATATCCTAAACCAACATGATCAACTTCTATTAAAATTCTTTGATTATTAATAGAACCATTCGATCTGAATAAAATGTCATCTGGAATAGTTAGACGATCACCTCTTCTATAGTTTTTTCCTTTGTTTGTGAATGTAATACTTTGGATACCACCATAACCACCTGGCGTAACAACTACTGTTGCTTTAGCGTTATATGGATCTCCTGGTTTTCCAATATTTTTTCTAGATAATGTTTGATCTTGGAAAATTAATTCTACATCAGTATAAGTGTCTGATAGATAATCTAATCCTGTATTTAAATAAGTGAAATTTCCTATCCCAGTATCTTTAATAATAGAAGAATGTGAAACTTCATTTAAAATTGCTGATTGATATAATCTTTTTCTGACATAATAAACAGTCTCAGTTAAATTATCATCTGGAGTTATATCAATATTAATTCTATCATTTACTGCTAATTGGTGTGGTTGATCTGTATTGACGATTGCTATTTTATCGTCTACACTAAAAATCTCTAAGTTTTCGCTTAAGGAAAAGATATTTAAAATTTTAGCTTTAGGAGTGTCATTTAAATTACTACTTTTTAAAAAGTAATCATCATCTACAATAAAATCTGTTGTATATCCTTGTAAAGGAATTACTTTAATTTTTAATGAGTTTTGTCTATTTGTTCCTTCTAAAACTTCTCCAGTAGCAATATTAGAATCTTCTTTATCTTCGCCATCTGTTAATGTAATTATAGAACCCTTAGTAAAACTAGCATTTTTATCTAAGATTATATTAATGACTTTAGTTTCAGAAAATAGTTTGTTTGTAGTATTAAATGATTTTAAAGTATTAGTGACAGCAAATTCACAGTCTCTTAATACAAAAGCTTTATCATTGAATACATCTCCAATTAAAGTTCCTGCTGCTAAAACTTCACCAGTGCTATCTCTTTGCTCTATAGTATCACCATTAAACAAATAAGCATTTCCTTTAATGTTTATTTGTACCGCTTTAGTTTCGGTTGATTCTATAGATAAAACATTTTTTCCCTTTACAGAAGAAACACTAGCAGTGGCACCAAATCCTTCAGTAAAATTATTGTCAATAATCAAAGAATTGTTGACGGAAAAATTTGGAATAGAATTTTCTATAAGAACAGAAGAAATATTTCCACTTTTTACATCTTGTATAAAAGTATATAAATTTTCTCCATTGCTCTCAAAATAATTTGTTTTTAATCTCTTGACATTTAATGGTAAATCATCTTGTAAAATCTTTGAATTGTAGTTAGAATCTACAGGTAATGAGTAAAAATTATCACCTAAAATATAAGGAAAAACTGGAGTATTTTGTGAATCGATTGTGATAAAGTAAGCATAAACACCTTTTGGATATTCTGGTGTGACACAAAATCTTCCATTATTTTGATCTAATTCTGTTTTTCCAGAATTTACACTAGGAAACCAAACATAATCATCAATAAATGTTCCCATTTCATAATCTGTAATGCTAGGACCATTTTCTCTACTAGCAATTAATTGATATCCGCTAGATAAACGTGTTACAGATGATCCAGAATCAGTTGGATTTGAATATCCGTATGGTCCATATATTGGATTCCCGTCATAAGCATATCCTAAAATAGGTGAATGTACTAGAGTATTTGTTTGATCAAATCCAGCAGTTATATTATCATTAACTCTATATCTCAATAATTTGGGATTAGCAATAGATCCATATCCATAATTTTTTGTTGGATCATAATTTATAAAAGCGTATCCATTGTTAACATCCAAAGAATCATAAATTTTTTTATATCTATTTTTAACCCATTTTTTGATTAAAGCTGTTGCTTGAGCTCCAGTACCAACAGGTTCAACTGTTACCCTAGTATTTTCTCTTGTATAAAATCTTCCATTATTAATTGACTTACAAGATTCAATTTTGCCATCAGGAGATAATATAGCTTCATATTCGGCAAAGTTTCCTTTACCTAGATCGTCAGATATTTTTATAATTGGTGGAGAAGAATAATATTCACCAGGATCATCAATATTAATACTAGTAATTTTTCCGTTGGTGACAACAGCAGATAATTTTGCTTTTCTACCTGAAGTAATAGTAATTACAGGATCTTTGGTAAAATTTTCTTCGGTATCAATAATGATAGAATCAACTGTTTCGCCAGACAAAACTGATCTTGCTTTATTTGGCAATCCATTTACTAAAACAAATGGTGCTGCCTTATAAGCATTACCCTTGAAATCTAGATTAACATTGACAATTTTTCCATATTTGATAAACTCCTCATCTCTATATCCAAACGCTGGTGTACCATCAATAAGAATACCAACATCTCTATTTCCAGTTGAATATACTTCTGTTGTTATAATAGGACGTTTTCTAATTAATTTTAATAATTTTTGATCTTCTAAAACAAGATTTAAATCGTTCCTTAAGATGTTTGTGTAAGATGGAAAACTAGATGAGCATATGTAATAATACTGATCATCTTCATAAACAGCAGAAACATCAGAAATTAAATCATTGACTTGAGAATTGATAGATGGGTAAGCAGATATAAATTTCGTAGCAGTATCATTTACTTTCCACCTAATAGAATTTTGTAGAGCATCAAAAATAACAGTATCTCTTGTTGTAAATCCAGGATCAGAAATTTGTAACTGATCTCCAGTTTCAGAATATGGATATCCTTCTTTTGGTAGTAAATTATATACAATACCAACTGAAATTAAATTTACAATACCAGAATCATGTGTACCAACTAACGTCGAATAATTATAAACTACTTTATTAATATTATGATTTTGTGGATTAATTCTACTGTTAATAACAAATTGATTTACATTTTTTTGTGTAAATGTGATGACTTCAGATCCAATTAATAATTTTCCTTGCTTGCCCCAACCCCTTGTTGAGTATACATCGACTCTATCTCCAGTTGTAGAAGAAGCACTTAGATTAGATCTTAATGTAGTTTTAGAAAATACATTGAAATTTCCATTTACTGATAATGGTTGTAAAATTAATTCGTATATATCATCATTGTCAGATTTACCAGCATAAATCACATTATCTACAACAGCAGAAGCATATGAAATGGATTTATCAAAATCATCTAGTAATTGATTAATCTTATTGCCAATTAATTTTTGAATATCCCCAGATAATACTTTTACTTTAATTGAGTATACTGAAGTCCAATCTGATGTAGATCCCTTGAGAGTAAAATCTTTTGGGTTATAAACAGAAACCTTTTCGTTTATATCATGAGATATAATTGAATTAAAAATAAATTTTATAGATTTTTCTGTGCCTTTAGACTTATAAAATTTACCAATATTCTTTATTAAAGTTCTTTTATCTACTTCTTGCTTTAAATATTTTTCTGGAAATGCTCCTAGATATTGACTTTCAAAACTTTTTACTAAAGCATATAAAAATAAATTACTAATGTTATGTACTACATCTCCTTGATAGTGGGGAGCAGCTTGTGTAGTTACAAATTCTGATTCTCTATACAGATCACCTAAAGTAGTATTTCCACTAACACCTCTAGAGACTTCTAAAAAGGCAGTATCAGTTTTTTCTTTGTAGAAACAAATTTCTCCAGCAATTTGAATATAACCATTCTTATCGGGAAAAGATTTGGTTGAAACAACATTAATAGTTGTATCCGTACTTACAATACTGGATAGAAGAGTAGTATTTTGCTGTAGTAAGTCGTTCTCGTAAGAATTAATATCACGATACTTAGTGATATTGTTTATAATATCTAAAGGCTGACCTTTTATTTCTAACTGCTCGTAGTATTTTTCTACGATCTTAGAAAATTGTGTGTAATCATTTGCTATAAATGATGGTAACTGTGACTCAACTAGAGTCGAGATTGTTCTTGTTCTAGCAGACATCTAGTTTATTCTGGATATACCGTAAATTTACTTTGAGCAATATCTACATCAATATAAGCTTCTCTTAAAACATTAATATCACCATTTTTTGGTCTAACTCTCAATTCAATTCTATTGTCATCAAAAGACCCTTTAATGATAGTTAAATTGTACATCATCACCTCACCTTTAATATAATCAACTTTACCTAAAGAATCATTCAAAACAATCTTTTCGCCAGTTAGAGAATCCAATCTATATAGGACAATCACACCATCCATATCTTCAACATAGCAAGTGAAGTTGGGATACTCACTAACAACAAATCCAGTTGATTGTACAGCAGGACTATCACAATCATAATCAAATTCATTCTGATAGCATAACTCATAATAAAATGTTGAATTGAGAGCAGGATAAAAATCCTTCCTCATTATGACTCTAGTATTATTAGAATTAATTGATTGGTCAGTATTATCAATCGTTCCAATAATTTTACTTAATCTAAATTTACCATTGAATTTTTCTACTTCAGATTGAGCAAGATATTTTTCTATAGTTTGAATAACTTTTTTCTTAATTTCTGCTGCAGAAAGAGTTGTTCTTGATTTACTGAAAGATATATCACTGATTAATTCTAGATAAAGAATAGATGGGTCTACAATTTCTGGAATCACAGATCCTACCATGTAAGATTTTAATTTTTCTGTAAGATCTCTTTTTGTTAGAACCGATAGTGAAGCGGTATTTTTTGGTTTAATAACAATTTTAACTTTTCCATATTCTGGTGGTACTTCGTTTTCTCCGCCATAAGTGATAATATCAGAAATAGATGGGTATATATTTCTTACAATAGCAGCATAATCTTGTGCCGTAACTGCTCTATCTTGTGTACCAAAATATTTTGGAGCATTAAATTTGATTTTAGAAATACTTTCAACTTCTTCTCCGCCAGAAGCAATCGATGCTGTAGTTACATTTGTCACTGTAAATGGATAATTAGTTAGTCCATCAATATCTTGTAACACGCCAGCAAATGTAAATTGTCTAGAACCATTTGTGGCGGAACCATTTGTGAGTAAATATGTAACCTCAACAAAATTACCATTAAGTAATTTCTTTCCAATTACACCATCACCAAAGAAAATTTCATAATTCTCGTCTTCAATTTCTTCTACAAAGAAAACAAGTGATTGTGAATTGACATCAAGGATATTATTTGAATATTCAAAAGTTTTATATGCTGTCGAAGAAACTGTATCGAAAACTTTGACACGAATAGATGATACATCTAATCCCACATTCTGAATAATAAATCTTTGACTTTTTAGTGATGTGTTAATAGTATATGAATTTGTGACAATAGTTCCTTCGTAAATTGGAACATTTGTAAAATTGGCAACCCCAGCTACAACTGGAGCGGTTATATTATCAACGGTAACATACTCATATAAATCACCATCATAAATGGTTGTAAATCCAGTTCCTTTCTTTAAGGTGATTGTAGTTGGAATTGTACCTGTAAAATTAATCTGGAAATTAACTCTTGCTTCTGGAGCAATAGCAGACTTTGGTGTGTATCCTAACTGCTTAGCAATTGCTACAACATTATCTCTTAATGTGGCAGAATCTAAAAATAGTTCATTCACTACCATGTTGGTATTGAATGCCGTGTAGTATGTGTTATATGCCAACACATCAAGAAGAGTGTTCCATACAGAACCCTCAAAATCATAACCAGTAAAATCAGATTGTGTCTTTAAATAATCTTTTAACGCTACTTTAATATCATTAAAGTCTAGATTAGAAACCTGAGTGTATGGCATTTATCGACTTCTCTCTAAGAAAAATTGTATTTGAATTGGGGGATCATCTTCTCTGCCAATAATACTCATAATAAGATCTATATTATACCCATCATTATCATAATCAATATCTGCAGTGATTTCGTCAATTTGTACTCTAGGTTCAAAATTACTAATCGTACTAGCAATCTCAGTTTGAACTGATGTTATTGTTGCTGCATCTAATGGTTCAAATAATAATCTAGATAAGTCCGATCCTATATCTGGATTGAAAACTCTTTCTCCCCTAATTGTCAATAACAAATTTGTAATTGCCTGCTTAATATCAGCCTCATCCTTTTTAATGGTGAGATCACCAGTTACAGGATGGGGCTTAAATGTGATATTCAGATCTTTAAAAGTCTGGAACTCAGGCATTATGGGAGTTTTTTATTTATTTATGGTCATTGATGCCATCTTTCCACATAATCATCAAATCCGCCTCTACCTCCACAAGGTCTAGAATACCTATCAGTTGGAGGTGTGTTGACCTTTGAATCTAACACATAATCGGTAATTAACCGATTTGTACCCCAATTTTGTTTCATAAACTCAACATCACGATCTACTTGATACTTTGCCATCTGTTTTCTCCGTAAAGTAAACAGAACTTTTAAAGGGGTTACTATCCCTTGACTATTCTATTATACATCTCTTTTGACCAATACTGATAATATTCTGTTTTGCTTAAATGACTTCTAGCATCCAAAAGGTCATCACGTCGCTGAACTATAATTACGTTATGCTTTGCACAGTTTGTCTGAACCCCATTAATGTAGGATGGTTCAGAGCTATGGTCGTCTAAAAATATATAGTCTCTATAAATCATGTTGAGTTCAGAGCAACGCTGCATCATCTGACAAACTTCACAATCCCCAACTACAAAAATAGCGATATCAACCCCTTCAACAGGACCGACATCGCTCAAAGTACATTCTTTAATACAATACGTCGCTTTAGCAGCATATGGACATACAGGAAACCCTCCAAGCGCCTCCTG